GATAAATTAGAAGAAATGGGAATCAAAACTGATGGTTATGTTGTTGATATACCAAGTAGCAGATACATTGTTACTATTCGTAAAGGGACTCTCGGTGGAAATAAAAGATATAGCGATTACTTTGATGATGAACAATATGATAGCAAAGACCCAAATAGGTTGGTGGAATAATGACATGGGAAGATATGCTAAAAAGAAAAACCTCTGATAATGAAAGAAATATTAGTGCTGATTCTTTTGATGAATATGGTGGTGCTTCTTATGAAGGGCCTACATCAGCAAAGAAAGATAAATCCACAAGGTCGCCCGAATTACAAAAGGGAGCAAATACATATCCTCAAGGTATGGAAAAATTAGCAAGATTATTTTCCAAAGGAAAGATTGACGCTGAAAGATATGAAGAATTAAGAATGGAGTTACAAGATATTTTTGAGGTGAAAGATTGACTTGGCAAACTATTCTAAAAAAGAAAGGCTGCGGTTGTTCGGACTGTGAGAAAAAAGCATTAGGGGCAGTCACTACATCAACTCCGGGTATAATTAACTCTGAGGTCGTCAATCCACGAAAAGAGGATGAGGAAGATGAGTAAAGAAAAGAAGAATGTTGATGACTATAAAGGAATGAGAGTCACACAAAATTCTGATAAGGCTGAGTTTATAAAAGAATATCGCAATTGGAAAAAAACGTGCATGGGTATTAGTAACTCAGACATGATGGTTAGTAGTAGGATTCCCACTCTATATGATTTCTTAGTTAATCATATTACTTCAACAAATGTAAGAGACAATAGTCGTAATAAGGGCTTTACTGATGAAGGGGCAAATAAAAAATATATTGCCTTCATTGAAAGAGTTATAGAAAATAAATATTATACGCTAGCAGATGAAATTGCTATTTCTTCTCTAGGCGACGCTTTGATGGCGTTAAAGGGAACTGGTGAAGATGCCGGAGGTGACGGTAAAGCACTAGACCCTGCATTTATTTTATTTACAGACGTTGAAGAAGTAAGAGGTAATGAAAGACTTGCACCTAAGCCTGTTCAAGGGCATTATAGAACAGAAAAATACAAGGAAAAATATGGAGGCGAAGCAGCCCCCGCAGATTGGTTTACAGGTAGTAATTTACCACACAAAGCACTATTCAATGAAAAGCCGACTGCTGATTTTGATTCAAGAGGATTAGCAGTTATGATGATGGATGCTAAAGGAAAATTGGCACAGATAACAAATGAAGTGGATGATGTTCCAATGACCGAAGACGATGACACTATTGTTGATTGGGAAGAAATAGGCGAGATAGAAAGATATTTTGACAAGGCTATTAAAAATACTGCATTTTGGAATAAAGACGGTAAACTGAATGTAGCCAAACTAAGAAGGGATTTTGAAAATACTAAATTTAAATTGGGAAATACCGACAGAAGATTAGTAAGAGAGATTGCTCAACTTGATGCTAAAGATGCACCTGCTGGAAAAATTACTGAGATTACTTTATCAGCAACCCCTAAAGGAATTGTAATTTTAATTGAAAGAGCATTAAGAAGAAAAACTCCAAGAGGTGTTGCACTTGCTCCTAATGATAAACCGGCTTGGCAAAACACTGTTAGGGGAGGATTTGACTTTAGAGAAGAAGGACAGGAAGAAGTCGTGTTCCCTGTTAATAGTGTAAGAATGGCAAAGGAATTAGCAAAGATTCCCGAAATTAAAAGATTCGCACAAGGTCTTTTGAAAAAGACAGAATTGTATGATGGTGCTAATTTTAATACTAGCCAAGCAGCAGCGAGATTAAGCGAAAGAAAGTTTGACTTTCCTCCTTCATCTAAGCAGAAAGTTTTAGACTTATTTAGAAAAGAGAAAAGTAATCCCAAAACAATTCAGGTTAAACTTACAAAAAATGCTATGAAAGCATTGTTGAATCAGTCTGTAATTAGTAGAACTAGAGATTTACAAAGTATGAATGCACCTAATACTGATGAGAGGATTGTATTGAAGAGAATGTGGCAGTCTTATCTTTGGAGGTAGTTACATGGTAACTAGAAAACGTTGCGGTTTATGTCAGCATGAAGATAGAGAAGAAATAGAAAACTCTCTAGAGAATGGTATTGTTACTTGTGATGAGTTAGATGCTGCTAATGGTTGGAGAAGCGGAACTGCTGCTCAACATCAGAGAAACCACATGGGGGATTATGTGATGTCATCTAATCCTAAATGTAATCTATGCACAGACCCTATGAGAAAACATTACGAACAGGCATTAAGTAATGGAGATATAGATAGTGACGCAGTTGCTTTAGCCTTAGATACTACAAAGGCACAGATTCAAAGACATATGAAACATCACTTAACCCCAATAGTTCAACAAAGTGCTGCTGCTATTATTGCTAAGAAAGAAGTTAACGAAGTTGAATTACTTTCTAACAACGTTGAGAAATTAGACGCTAGGCTTGAACAAGTATTTCATGAATTAGGAAATGATTTAGACCCTAAGATGATTGACGCTTTAACTAAGTTAGCAAGAGAAATTAGAGAGTCGTTAAAATATCTCATGGAGTTTAAAGGAAAACTTATACACAAGAGACAAGACACAATTATTGTTGCACAAATGCAAATTGTTCAAGAAGTGCTTGCACAGAACAATCCTGAGATTTGGTTAGATATTAAGAAAAGAATGCAGGAGAAATTACAATGAATTGGCAAGATATTTTGAAAAGTGAAAGGGCAGCATACAATTGGACAAGCCACGCAAAAAATAATTTGGATAAGTTCAATGAAGAAGAAAAAAAATTAGTTATGTCTTATATTGAATCTTTAGAAAATAAATATGATAAAAATACACTTTTTTTATTAGCAACTGAAATGCACAAAAAGGATTTACTTGCTGATGATTGGAAGTCATCACCGATTCTAAATTATGAATAGGAGAAATTATAATGAACCAACTAACTTTATTTTGTGAAGTATGTCAGAGCACTTCATTTTCTTTTGAAGAAATGGCAATGACAGGAAAATGGTCAAGGTTATTCAATTATTCAAACAAAGTATTTACAGTGGTTTTTTGTAATAATTGTGGACATAGTAGGTTTTTTAGAAAAGATGCAAGATTTAACATATTGGATGCTATTATGGGTTAAGAATTTAATTTAGGAGAAATAACAATGAATTGGGAAAACATAGTTAAAGTCACTTTAGATACCATTGTTCTTGAGGAAGATGAATCTATACACAGTTTTGCGAGAAAGGTAGCAGAAGTATTAGAAAGAGATTATGGCAAACATAATTATGAACCATTTATTAAAACATTAAAGGAGGAATTGCAATCAGTTGGGAAAAAATAATTAAAGACGATTTTAAAGACATTGACTCTTTTATACGAAAAATGAAACGAATCAACCTTTTAGCACAAGAAGAGTTCAAAGATTTTGAAACTGAAACATCTGTAGAAATGCAAGATTTAGCGGCCTCTATTATTGATATGGGTCAGGCTATTGTGGCTTTAGAAAAAATGAGAGACAGGCAAGAGGAATTGCAATGAGTTGGCAATCTATTCTTAAAAATGATGCTTGGAAAAGAATTGAAGCGTATATGGCCGAAGATAAAATAATGCGACCAAAAAGAAAAGAACAACATCCTCTTCAAGAAAAAAGAACACAATTGTTTAAAGATTTACAAGAAAGAATGGAAAGAGAATTTGGTCCTGAACCACCGGCCGGAGAATGGAAACCCGAAGGAACTCCTTATTCTAGGTGGCATAAAGAAAAAAGAAACTCTCCTGAAATGAAAGAAATATATGCAATAGATGAAAAAATAGATTTTGAATACCGACACGCAGTAGGTTTCTTTCAAGGACAAGAACCTGAAGATATTAGACCTTATCATGGATTTAAACAACCTAAATTTGATGAAGCATTTTATAGAGAAAAAGGCTATGAACCGCCACAAAATAAAAAACACATGAAGAGGGATTAGAATGATTTGGAAGGATATCATTAAAGCAAGTTATAGTAACAAAAATTTGCCTATGCTAAAAAAAGGAATAGAGAAAGTTTACCTGACTATTCCTGCTGGAACAATTTTTACCAGTAGTGATTATTATGAAAAATTTATGGAAGTGGTTGAACCTATGGTAGGTTCGGATAATATTTCTAGAAGAACATGGTCTGTTTGGTCTAAGGGTAAAGGACGAAAATGGTTTCCCAATTATTTTACTAATTTTGGCCTTAGACGGGGGTATGCTAAAGTTCATAATAAGGCAAAATATAAATTAATTAGATTAGATGACGGTCAAGACTATTACAAGGAGTCACTTATGAAAGGCAGACGTAGGAGATTTCAATTTGGTAAGAATCTTGATAATATTATGAGAGATGGAAAGGAGAGAACTGCTAAAGAGGCTTTTTTATCTTTACAAGATTATTATATTAACAAGCCCGATAGAAGCGGAGGAAATATTCCCACTACTGCTGAAGTTAGCGGATATCTTAATAGCGTCGCCTACAAAAGATATGAAAAAATAAAAGGTAGGCCTAACAAATACAGGTGGATAGGAGAATGAATTGGTTTAATGTCCTTAAAGCACCTTATGGAATGTTTCCCGATGCTGATGAAGTCCTCTATCTTGACCTAATATCTTCGGAAAATTTTCAAGAATTTCTAGAAAATATTCAGAGTGGCAAATTTTCAAAAGAAAATTTGTCAAAGTTAAAGAATCGTCTAGACCAACTCAAAGTCGATGATGCTAAAATTCAAAGAGCGTATGATTTGTATGGAAAATTACCACAAGCAGACCAAACGAAAGAACAATTTAAGGCTAACATAGAACAAATTATAGAATTTTTACCGAAAAAACAGGCTCCTGAAAAATCCCAACAAATAAAGTTATTAGTTGAACAGATACAAGGGTCAGATTTCTCAGAAAAAAAGAAATTAATTGCAAAATTAATTGAATTAATGCCAAAAAATAGAGGCAAGTGGAGAAGATATCCCGAAGCAAAGAAAATTATACAGTATCAAGAGTATATTAATAGAAGAAAATCCAAAAATATGATAACGTTTGATACAACTCCAAGTGAAAGTGATAGCGAAGTTACAGAATTTGCTAAATTATTAGAGTCTAAGTTTGAAAATGGAATAATTGAATTAAATGTAAGCACTCATGGAGAATTTATTTCTCTTTTGAACCCAATTATTTATTCAGATAAAAATAAATCTAATTGGGAGATTAAAAGAATACAAAATCCTGAAAACAGAGAAGAAATTATTGATGTAATTGCTGAAGGAAAAAAGGATTTAGTAAAAAATAAGAAAAAAATAAAAAATTTGTATAATACTCTCAATAAAAAATACAAAATCAATGTTATTTTTGCAGGAAAAAATAAAAATAAAGAAACTAAAGAAGATTTGGGAAGTAAAATGGCATTTTTGGGAACAAAATATAAAATTGCGCCTGCTCATACCCCATTTACGGCAAAATCTGTTGAATTATACATAAAGGCCTATGAAGATGTTATTGGTGAACCGGGTCAATTGATTCCATCTTGGATTTCTGGAAAAAATCCCGATAATTCTGATTATAATCAGACCACAATAGGAAGAAATCCTACGGGAACCATCTTACCTTTCCCCGATAACTTGTTTTTACAGAGAGCGACCAAAAATATGAAGAAAATAGTGCTAAATCCCTATGGTTCTGCTATTTTATACCATTCTATGCGTAAAAATTGGTTTGAAACCTATCTAAAAATGGCAAAACAGACCGAATTTATATCAGAAGACAGAGCAGAAAAAATGATTATTGATGACTTATATTCTAGTCTTTCGGGTGTTCATGGGGATATTCAAAGAAGTTTTGCGTATGATATTCCTTTAAATCCCTATAAAAAGACACTAAAAGGTAAAAATATTGACTTCAATGATGCTGATTTTGCTAGAAAGAAGATAAAAGAGAACATAAGAAACAACTCTTCTAGGAAAAATGAGGTCAAAAGTGTCACTAGCCAAATGAGAAGAGACACCTTGTTTAATTTAGATAGGGGATGGACTAAATCAGAAGCACTTCGATTTTTGGAATTTTGGAATGAAGGAGAATATGAAGGGGCTGAGGGTAAAGTAAGAGTCAATTGGTATTCTAGTCCGATTTCACCTAGACCTTTAATTCAAGAAGATTTTGCTTCCGAACAGAATATGATTGATGCTGCTTCTTTTGCTAGAATAGAGATTGCGTGGGTAATAGAAGAAACGATAGAGTATGATGATGACTATAATATTGCATCTGCCGAATACGAAGACTATAAGACATTTACTCCTTTAGAAACTGCTGAAAAATTAGGTGAATCGTTTGAAAAGCAAAAAGAGCGAAGAAAAAGAAATTACGACAAAATTACACAAAAGAAGAAGGAGCAGAATGATAAACTACGTGAACTTTTGAATACTGATATAAGTAGTGCAAGAAAAGATGAAATTAGAAACACAATTGCTCAAAGAGAGGCTAACATTGAAAGGTTTGAAGATGTTGAAAATAAGGAAAAGCAGAGAACCAAGTCTGCTATTGGGGCGGTTAGAAATCTATCTTCGAGTGCAAAGGACTTTGTTTCATTCTTAGTTGATTTATCTAAGGAGAGAAAAGATGAGGGAGGTTTATCTTCTTTAGCGGATGAAATTAAAAATGATTTTAACAAGTTGTCAATATTGAATCCTAAAGATGCAGCAGGGTTTTTGTCTTATCTTGCTTCTTTCTATCCCGATGATAAAGACTTTATACAAACTGCTTATGAGAGTATTGATAATAGACCCGATGATGCTAAGTCAATCGCTGAAAAATTAGATAAAAAGATGTCCAAGTTTTTACAAGAAATGAAAGAATTAGTAGTTAAGGCCTTTGAAAACCAATTGAAAAACTTCACTCTTCATATGTTTACTTATGATAAAAACAAAATAGCGAATATTGTAAATGTCTTTGAAAAAGCAGGATTAATTGAGGAGGTATAACAATGGTGAAGGTAATTGATTTATCCGAATTAAATACAGAATATGATGTTTCTGAAAATGATATCAAGGATATATCTGCTATGAAAGGTGCAAAGAAACAAAGAGCCATTCGTCAACAACTTGTAAAGTTTAGGCAATTCTTGATGGACAAGGGAAGTGAAGAAGAAATTAAAAAATTCACTAATCGTTTTGAAAGAGAATTTAGGTCTTTAGTCGATAAGAAAACTGATGAAAGAGCAGGTGAGATGTCAAGCACTCCAATAGGACAAATCAGAAACGTAATCAATAACTTGACTATTGAAACCCTAAAAGGACAAAAGTTAGGCTATCAGCAATTAGCAAGTATTCGTCTTAAGCCAGAGAGATTTAGAGTAAGAGGATTCAGTCCTTCTGATTTAGATACAGTAACTTCTGCACTTACCTCTTTAAGAAACATGGAACAAAATGAATTAATTGAGAATCTGATTCATAACTTTGAAGAAATTTATTTATTCATTGAAGACGAATTAGATGTAGCCGAGGGCGAAGAAAGACCTAGAGAAAGAACAGGGAGATATAGAACAGATATTTCCCCTGCAAAAACTATGGAAAGCCCAATAGATTTCGATTTTGTTTTGGGTGCAGTTGATGTAAGTAAGAAAACATTTAGACAATTAGTGTATAATCATTGGGGCAATGTTTTTGAAAAATATGATTTTTTCAAAGAAGCATTAGATGATTTTAAAACTGCGGTAGCAAAAGAAAAGAGTTTACCTCAAGACTATCGAGATGAATTGTTAAAGGTCTTGAATAGATATTCAAATAAGAATTTACAATATATTGTTAAGTTTGATAAAGTAGATTCTATGCAAATGGAGGCTCTAGGAAGATTGTATTCCACAGTAATGTATTGGATGATACTTAACAACGTGGGAGAAAAAATTGAGGATATGTATGCTCAATTTGAGGACAGAAAAGGTTTGGGCGAAAGGGATGCACAAATGTCTCAAGAAGAAGTCAAAGAGATGCAAAGAATAGAACAGGAAGCACAGAGCAGTAAAGATGCTGCTATGCAATCTATACAAACTGCTGCGGCAGGTTCGGCTGATGAAGCCCTGAGAGAAGGAGCCGAACTAATAGACAATAAATTAGTTGAAGATATGGCATTCAAAGATAAAGATGAAGAAGTATTTGAACAAATGAAAAACAGTCTTGAATCAATTGACCCTCTCTTAGGTTGGGAATTGAAGAAAGACGATACTGAAAAGAAACTCATTAGTATTTCAGAAGAACAGTATGATGAATTGATTGAGTATATTGATGATGAATTGGATGATATTGCTGATGGTGAACTAAAAGTTACCGGCACTTATGAAGCCCAATTAAATAGGTGGGCTGATGAATTAGAAGATACTACTATTGTTGAAGAAGATGAAGTTGCATTTAGTGGGTATTATCTTCCTGCTTCTGTTCTTAGAAATTCAAAATTTAATAGTCTATATCAAGGAATGGATTCTGAAACTTTACTAGATAGAGAAGATGATATCAAGGATTTCTTAGAAGACTTACTTAATGCTCTAAAAGAAAAACCAATAACCTATACTCAAGAAATGGAAGATGCAGGAGAAATACCCGAAGGTAAGAAGGTAGGCGATAAATCTGAACCTGTTCCTTTTGCTTTCCATATTGCTTCTAGAACCACTAAAGGCCAACCCAAAGGAACAACCGTTCAATATGGCGAAGCACTATCAGCAGGTAAAACCATGTCATTTTTCCGAGGAGATATTGATGATGACCCTTCTCTAGCACAAATAGATGAGAAATATAAAGTGATTATTGAACCTTTAAAAGAACTAATTAAGAGAATGACAGACTATTTTTCTCTTCCTGTCCAAGCAGGTTTTACTGTAATTAATAATCCTAGATTTTCCACTAGCAGGGCTAACCGAGGATTCAGTGTTTGGGCAGATATGTTAGGTCTAGAGTCTGCATTTGGTCGAGCATATGAGATACTATCCGAAGGAGAAGTGGATGAAATAGGAGTTAATGACTTATCTAATATTGCTGAATTCTTTGAGATTAAAAATGCAAGAAACTTACAAATAAACAGTAATACATTTGTAACAGGACAAGCAGCATTGGATTCTATATCTGAGATTTTTGGAGAAAATAATAGAGAGCAAATTGCTAATGAGATAGCGACTCAAATTTATATTCTGATGAATGAAGTAGAAGATACTAGATTAGAAGACAAGAGATTCCCTAAAGATAGCACTAAAACAATTAAAGAAAGAGTTTCTGAATACTTTGAATCTGCTGGACAAAGAAGATATCTAGTGGCGTTGTTTAACTTCTTATTAGAACAACAAGGAGTTCTAACACAAGATGATAACATGAAATCACAGTATGATAGAATCATGCAAATATACGAAGAAAGACAGAAGGACTTACCGGAAAGAGTAACTAAGTTGTTAAAGGCCCATGACGTTATTAGAAAGCAATTAGGAAAACCCGTTGTTTATGGTTTCCTTGATTTAAATAGAGATGTAGGTTCGTTTATTGATGATATGTATCATAATCATCAAATTGATTTGAGTAATTTAGAAGTCGAAAATATTGTAAAATCCGATGACGCTCATGGTAATCTATCAAAGGAATATGGTATTAGCAAAGAGCAGGTGTATTTAATAAAAGCATCATTTAGGCAGTGATAATATGAATTGGCAAGAAGTATTGAAAGCAGAGAGATTAGATTTGGCTAACCCTATCCAATATCCTAGAGAAGAAGTTTCTAAATTGTTGCGACAAACTATGAACAAAACTAAATTTCACAAGGGAGTAAATGGACTTGTTCCTGAGTTGGCTAGGTTTGCTTATATTGATAAAAGAAGAAGTCAACAGTATTTGGACCTTGCTGATGAAATTAAAAAAGTCGCTATGAAAGTAAGAAAATTAATTACTGATTATGAGAATAAAGAGGGTTGATTTTGATAGAGGATATGTCTAAAGAAGAATTGTTTTCTTTGTGGGAATCAAATAATGACAGTGAATTTCCTGCTGCCCGTAGTAAGAATTCTCCTTTAGACCCATTCTATCCTATAACTGATTACTTTGTTAAATTACAAGACGGCCTGCCTATTGCTGCGATTGGTTATGGTAAGAAAGGAGAATTCACTACTAGAGGTGGTGCATTTGTCATTGAATCTGAAAGAGGCAACAATCATTATCAGCAGTTAGATAGACATCTTGAGAGAAATACTTCCGGTCCTTACATAACAGGTATTTCTTCAACTGTTATGCCTAATGAAGAATGGGCTAAGTCTTTTGAAAAGAGAGGTTGGTCGGTAACTCCAACAGATAAAGAGTTAGGAAAATATGCTAATGATAATACTATTAAGGCATTCAAAGAATATTATGATGACCACCCTAGAGGGGCTAAATGGGCAGTTAAAGGATTGCCTTTGGCAAAAGGATGGTGGAACATTATTAAAAATTTAGTGGACATTCGTAGTGCTGAACAATATGAAAGAGCGAGTCCTGATGATAGAAAAAGATGGCATTCGAGTCAATATGAGGCCTACAATAAAAGACTAAAAAACCTACAAGCAAGAGTTAATGTTACTGATGAAAAATCTCCATTATATCAGGAAATGGTAGAATTACAAGAATTGGCTAGATTTCATACAAGGCAATATCAAAGAATAATTACAAACTCAAAGAAAGAAGATTTTTATTCTTTAGATTTAGAAAATAATAGATTTAAAATAAAAGGGCGACAAACCGCTCATGGTAATCCTTTGCTATATCAAGAACTTTCACAAGAAGTTTATGAAACTTTAACTAATAGTGAAAAGCACAAGTATCATACAGGTAGGATTAAACTAACTGAGGGCGAAGAGAAAAAATTTCATATAAGAATGAGAGGAAGGCTTGATAAAAAAAGAAATTACAAATTTCCTACCTTTGCATCCCCTAAATATGGTGGGGAAAGCATAAAAGGTAAAACGAACACAAGGGAAGAATATGAAAACATGACTAATGATGAAAAAAGAAAATATCACCGTAAAATGAGGACTAGAAGTTTAAAAATAGGTGAAATGGATAAGGGTAGGTTTCATCAGAAAATGTATGATAGGTTGAGATTAAATAGCAAACTTCCCGTATTTTATTCACCGGAGGATATGTAATGGAATTAGAAGCATTTAATTTTGAACATCAGATGGATATGGAGTTATCTCGTAACTCTTTTCCATATTTTTTTCAAAATGTATTAGGTTATCATTTTCCCTCTTATATTCAAGAGTGGCATGAGTTGATGAATAGCACTCAAAGAACTGTAATTATTTGTAGTCGTGACCACGGAAAATCTGTATTTATGCACAGTTGGGTTGTATGGAAATTAATCTTTGAAGAACCCCCATATCAAATGCTTTACATTTCTTCTAACCAAAAACAGACTTTGGTTCACATGAGAGACATTGATAAGATGTTTACTCATCCTATGCTTAAGAAGTTTAAACCTGCTAGAGGTTGGGCTATTGGTAATATTACTTTGACTAATGGAAATCAAATTCTAGAAAGGTCAGTAGGTTCTCAGATTCGTGGGTTACACCCTCAAGAGATTATTATTGATGACCCTTTAAAGGAGTTTAGTATGACAGGTATTCAGAAAGTTACAGATTGGTTTTATGGTGACATGATACCAACACTTCACCACACTGCTTCTCTTAGAGTAATCGGAACTCCTTTTAGTTACACAGATATTTATCAGCAACTAGCAGAAAATGAGGCTTATACAGTTAGAACATATCCTTGTTTAAATTCTTTAAACGAACCGCTATGGCCCGAAAGATGGAATTATGATGCACTAATGGCAAGAAAGGCTGAAGTAGGTTCTCTCATGTTTACAAGAGAATATATGTGTGTTCCTATATCAACGGGCACTTCTTTATTTAATCCCGAATATTTGGATAGTGCTAAGAATAAAGATTTGGTTTTGAAACCTATGAGAAGAGAAGGCTACAAGTATTTTGTAGGAGTGGACCCTGCTATATCCACTGATGGAGACTACAATGTAATTACTGTTTTAGAAGTCGATGAGAATGAAAACAAATCCATAGTTTACATTGACCGGGCAAAGAATGTTGAGTTTAGAGAAAATATCAACAAAGTAAAATTGATAGGTCAAATTTTCAGACCGGAGGCTATTCTTTTTGAGACTAATACTTTCGCTAAATCTTTTACACAGGAGTTGAGACAGGTGGCTGATTTAAACGTGCATGATTTCAACACCACTAGAAGAAAGAAGCAGGAAATTATTCTTAATTTACAGATGACTTTAGAGAATCAAAAAATGAATTTTCCTTATGGTAATGAAGAAAGCCGAAGAGTTACTTCAACATTAGTTGAGGAATTGTCAATGTTTGCTATTACTGAACGTGGTAAGTTTGAGGGAATAGGCGCACATGACGATATGGTTATGAGTTTAGCATTGGCTAACGCTGCTACATATCAATTAGTTGAAAACTTCATTCTGTTAGATGATATAGGTTTATTTGATAGTGGTCCTAAAAGGAATTCATTGGGTCTTAATTTCTAGGTGGTATTATGTCGAAGGCTGAAAGATTAAAAGAAATTTCTAGCAAATATGAAGAGTTGTCTAGAATTACTGAGAGAGAAGAAAAGGTTGAGGATGAGATTGAAGATGCTCAAAATAAAGATTTAGTCACTGCTTCTTTTGACACATATGTTATGTCGGAGAATGAGCAGATAACTAAACTATCAAATGATTTAGGGATTAATGCTTCTCAAGCAAGAAAGTATATTGTTTCATTCCCCGATGAATATATCATACAAGAACAGACTATTCCTGATTTAGTCACTAAGATGAGGAAGGCTAGAAGAGTCCTTAAGGGTGAAAATAGAGAAAAGATGACAAGAGTAATTGATACAATGATTGATGCTTACTCAGACCATTTGCAGAAATGTATAGATTCTATTTCTTGGTTATCTCCTTACGAAGTGCCTTTAAAGAAAATGAGATTTAATGAAAAAGACTTACAGAAACTTTACAAAATGAAAGATGTGGAATCTAGAAGAGAAGTCGTTGATGCTTTGTGTAAGTATTGGGAGGCTGAACTAGAACAAACAGGAATGGTTTACTGTGATGATTATTCTGCACTATACAAGACTATGAGACAAAGTAAAAAAGAATTTAGAAATGCTATTTCTAAGGTTTCTAATCAGTCTTTAGTTAAGTCGAAAAAGGACAGACAAAATGACTTTATTGTAAAGATGGTGTGTGAAAACCCCGGTATTAGTGCGAAGGGAATACATGATAGAATGCCTGCTGATTTATTTAGAACAACCAATGCTAACTCTATATCTAAATCAGCAAAGTCACTAGATATATTATCCGTTAAGGGCAATTATTACAAGGCCCCTACTATGTTAAAGAAAAATGTATGGGCTTATACTGCTGCTTTTATTGACTCTGATGGTTATATTACTCTTGACCGTAATATGAATCCTAGAGTTGGTTTGGTCGCTACCGGAGAAAGAGGCAGGGCATTCATGGAAGAGATGCATAAATCAATTGGTTTTGGAAGATTACATTTAGACCAAAAATCTCCACAAGATACTAGACCCGTAAATCGTTTAAATTTTTATTCACAAAAAGACGTTATGGGTTTACTAACTAAGTGTCTTCCTCATTTTAGATTAAAGAAAGGAAATGCCGAATTACTTATAGAGTTGATACGAATGAAAAAATCATATAAGAAGGCTGATTGGTATAAGCAAAGGTGTGACGAAATTTTCAAATTGATGAAGTGGGAAAATCATAAAGACCATGTTGGATTTGATTTTGGTAAAGAAAATATAAATTTAGATGACATTCAAAAATACAAAGATAATTGTAAAATTTCAGTAATGGATGAGTTAGAAGGAATAGGGGGGATATTGGCTTGAAGTGGCAAGATATTCTTAAAAGAAAAAAGAAAAAACTCCGAAGAAGGAGAACCCAAAGGTCTGGTAAAAAACAAGATGCTTGTTATTATAAGGTAAGAAGTAGATATAAAAAATGGCCTTCCGCTTACGCTAGTGGTGCTTTAGTCCAATGCCGTAAAGTAGGTGCTGCTAATTGGGGCAATAAATCTAAGAAGTGATTGATATGAGTTGGCATAACATATTGAAGGAATCTATTGATTTATCAAATGTTTTTGATAGTGCTATGCCAAATTTATATGATAAAATAAATTATATACATCCCGATATGAAGAATCTTGTTGATACATATTCAGATAAATTTCTGAAAGAATATAATAATTATATTGATGATAATAATTTAGATACTCCTGTTAACGTAATTCTCAGTGAAATCATATTGTTGTGTTTAGATAAAGTAAAAGAAGTGGATTTAAACACGCAGGATGAAGGTTTTTCTAATCCTGAACTAATTCATATAATTAGAAAAAGCATATCTGATATCACTATAAATAATATGATTACAAAACTAAAATCTTTTTTGTTTGAAGAATTTATTGATGAGGGGATAATTAACGTTATAGAGAATAATAGAATGTTTTTGAAAATATTACTGTTTGGTGTATTAATTGCAGTTACTGATATAACTATGGCTTCTGTTAAAAAATCTGCATGGGAAGATATTCTTCATAAAAAGAGCAAGGCTCGAAGAAGAAGAAGTGCTAAACGTTATAAAAAGAAACAAAGAAGAAGATTGACTTCAAAGCCTTCTTCTGAATCAAGTCTTAAAGATTGGTTTGGTCGTAAAGGTGCTAAAGGGAGTAAAGGCGGTTGGGTTGATTGTAATGCGCCCGATGGAAGTGGTGGCTACAAATCATGTGGTCGTTCTTCCGGTGAAAAAAGAAAAAGATATCCTGCTTGTCGCCCTACACCATCAGCCTGTAAAACTAAAGGTAAAGGTAAGAAATGGGGGAAGACAAAATAATGTGGCAAGATATTCTAAAGAAAGATATGTCTTATTGCGTTTGTAGTGGGCCAAATAAAACTAAAGGATTTACTTGTAAAGCACATTGTCGAAGTAAAGAAATAAAAAAAACCGACCCCAAAAAAGGAACAGGTAAAAAGCCAAAAGGGTCTAGAAGAAGATTATACACAGATGAAAATCCAAAAGATACTGTTCCCGTTAGTTTTAAAACTGCTAAAGATGTGAGAGATACATTCAGTAGTGCGGCATTCCGTTCTAAGCCACATAAAAGACAATCGCAAATAATTAATTTAGTTGAACAAAGAGCAAGAGTAGCGGCTAGGAGAGCAAAAGACCCCAAAACAAAGAAGAGATTAAATGCTGCACATAAAGTTGCTTCGGCAAGAAAGGAATCAAGTAAAAGAAAAACACAAAGGATGGCTAAAACATGAATTGGAAAGATATAATAAAAAGACACTGTAATGAAAAAACCGATAGTGAAAAGCAGATTTTTGAAAAAGATTTAGAGGATTTATCCGGTGACGGTAAAGTTACTAGAAAGGATGTTCTAATTGGAAGAGGTGTTCTTGATAAAGATGGAAAGAAAGTCAAGAAGGCTAAAGCCGGAGCAATCAGAGGATTGATTTTAAGAGAAATAGAAAAAGAAGGTGGTGCTTTAGGTTATAGTCACTTAAATAAAAAATTTAAGAAAAAACTTAGCCCTGCTCAAATAAAGGGCGAAGTAATGGCTTTAGTTGAGGATGGAAAAGCATACATTCACTCAGATGGAGATATTATATCTAATAAAAAACCAAGTAAAGGGAGAGGTTTCACTGCATGACTTGGCAAATTATCCTAAAAGAAATGGCTTGTCCTAGAGCAACACAAGATTTGATGCTCAATACTAAGAATAGAGATGCCGCAGTTAAAAATCCTAATATCAGATATGGGCCACTTAATCTAGAAGATGAAGAATATTGGGAGGAATATGCTAAAAGGTGGAACACTACTGCTGATGTAGCAAAGGAATCTAATTGTAGTAATTGTATTGCATTTGATATATCTCCAAGAATGGATGAATGTATGCCTTTAGAAATTATGAGTCAAGAGGAAATAAAATCCGCTATAAAAAATAATAAAAAGTGGGAAACTCTGGGCTATTGTTGGATGCATCACTTTAAATGTCATTCAGCGAGAACTTGCTATACTTGGGCGAAGGGCGGGCCAATTGTTGATGATAAAACCTCTAAACAAAACCAAATGAGAGGAGAAAAGTAATGACTTGGCAAGATATTCTTCAAAAGAAAAGTAAGGCTAGACGAAAGGCCGGTTCTAAAAGAAGGAAAAAGAAATTAGGCAAACCTCGAAAAGGAAAAAGGTTTGTTAAAAGAACTGCTTCGGGCAGAAAGGTTTCATATGGTCAAGCAGGTAAAGCCAAAGATGGTGGAGATAGAATAAGGCCCGGAACTTCTAAGGGAGATGCTTATTGTGCGAGGTCAAATAAAATTAAAGGAAATTGGAGAAGTGACCCAAATAGCCCGAATAATTTAAGCCGTAAAAAATGGAAATGTCACGGAAATAAATCAAGGAGATGATTGTATGGAAGAATGGAAATTAATACTTAAATCTGATTTAGAAAAAGGTATTTTTGGTTTTTTTCCTAATCAGGAAGCAAAAGAATTTTATGATTTTCAGATGAGTTTATCCAATTATTCTGATGATGCTAAAAAGAAATTTAAAAGATATTTAAGATTCAAGCCTAAACAACAAAGAACAGTTGAAGAGATGAAAAAAATGTTAGGAGTTCTTGCAGGTGCTAGATTTGATAATCCTACACCAAGAACAACAAATATTGTAAATCAAACTACCGGAGATATGTCTGACACAGGAGCAGTTAGCCCCCGAACAAATTTCGGTAGCGTTGCTTCTGACCCCGGAAAGCATTTAACACGGCCAAAGAATCAGAGGCGGAGACTATGATATATTGTGGTAAATGTTATTGTTCAGAAAATAATTATCCTTTTGGGTTTTGTGAATCGTGCTGGATAAAAGCAGGTAAACCAAAGAGTATGAAAGTTAGTAAGGTTGATAACTAATCATCTCTGACAGATAAATAGGAGGGGTTATAGTGGCAGAAAAGAGAAGATTCTCCATTACAAATTTGTTTAGAAGACAGACCCCCAAACCTGCTGATAGGAAGATATACAATATCGGTATTCAAGAAAGGCACAACCAAAACATAATGACCGCTCCTCTGATTTATCATTTAGTAAATCAATCAGTTATTGCTAGAACATGTATTACTCAACTAAAGCAAGAAGTGTTCAGGAGAGGATATTATTGGGAAAAGGCATACGAAGCCCTGTGTAAGGATTGTGGTAAAGAACACAAAAGGCCTGTTCAAGAGTGTTCTAGATGTAAAAGCACTAATCTTAAAATTCCCGATGTTAAGCAATTAGAATATGCTGAGAAATTTATTGAAGGGTATGTAAATAAAGCAGAACAATTATTCATTGATGTTCTAAGAGAATTAGAAGATGACCTAAATATAATGGATGATGCTTACATTGTTCTTGTAAAGGAATACTTCATAGATGGTAATGGTAAAATTAGAATGCACCGAATCAAAGAAGTATATAGGGGCGACCCTGTTACTATGGCTATCTATACTGATGAGTTAGGTGAAAGGGGAACCAAAGGATTTACTTGTATTAATCATCGTAATATGCTATCAACAGAACCACATGAATTATGTGAAACATGTGGCTCCAATTTATTTCCTGTTCATTATGTAAATAGAGTGCATGGTGAAGACCAATATTTCCTAAAGGGAGAAGTCCTTCATTTTAGTAAGTATAGTCCTTCTAGACTATACGGAATGTCTCCTGTAATTACACTTTACAATAACATTATGACTCTTATTGCTATGGAAAATTACGTCAATTCATCTTATACTAAAAGCCGAATGCCAAAAGGTCTTCTAGCAGTGCAAACTAGAAACATGGATTCTATGCGTTCTTTTTGGCGTTCAGTAAAAGAAAAAATGGAACAAGACCCTCACTTTATTCCTGTTATGGGTATTGAAGCCGAAGGAGGAAAGGGTGCGGTTGAATGGATTAAATTCATGGATAGTCTAAAGGAAATGGATTATGTTTCTGTTAAGGATGATTTGCGAGATAGAATCTCAGCGTTCTATGGCGTAAGTAAAGTTTTCATGGCTGATAATACTACAAGTGGTGGATTAAATAATGAAGGTATGCAAATCTTAGTTACTAATAGAGCCGTTCAAATGGCACAGAATGTTTACAATGAATATGTATTCCCGTTCCTAGTAAAGCAATTTGGTATTAGTGATTGGAAACTAAAACTACCGCCATCCGAAGAAGAGGATGAAATTGCAGTATTGAGAAAGAGAGAGATAGAAGTTAATATTGCTGCTTCAACTAAGAATTTAGGATTTGAGGTTGATATGGATGAAGATGGTAACTTTACCTTTACTAAACCCGAACCTAAAGAAAATGAGGGAGAAGAGGAAAATCAAGAAGAAATAGAATTAGACCCTTATGCGGGCACTAATATAGACCAAAGTCAATTAGGTCAAATGATGGAAGCGGGAACTAAACCTTCACCGGAAGAAGCAGGAATGCCTGCTAAACCGGCAAAGGTTAAAGCCAATAGAAATAAGCCAAGTATGGCAACGGGGCCGGATAAGAGATTAGCCGGACTACCTAGAGAAGCAGGTAATCAAAACGTGGATAGAAGAACAGAAAGGAGAGTGGGTTGATATGACAGAAGATTTGAAACAAAAAGAAATAAGACTAAAGAAAGAATTGGCACAAGTAAAAGCAATTAACGCTAATGCCGATACTAAACTAAGCAAAACAAGAGATTTCAGTATTGGTGGGGTTCCTCCCGATACTACACATAAGGCTAAACTACATTCGGCTGATGTTCCTGATGTAGTTACACTTCCCCCTAAGAGAAAAGGAAGAAAAGAAAATATTCCATTCTGAGGTGATTAGATGTTCTTTCAACTATCTAAAGATAAGACACTACACAGTGTTCTATTGAAATATGATTTAGATAGTGAAACAAAAGAACTTGTTGAAAACCAAGCGAGTGCTGCTATGATTAAAAATTCTCTAATTAAAAACATAGATTCTACTAACATTGTTGTTTATAGAAAACTAATAGAAAAAGCAATACTTAAGCAAAAAGAAGATGAAGACTATGGTGAATTTGCAGGAGATACTAGATATACTTCGGGTAAGGCAAGAGAAAGAGAACAAAGAAAGGAAACATTACAAGCGCAGACTGAACAAGAACAGACTGAACAAGAAAGTTTCAAAGAATCCGATACATTTAGACAAAGCACTATGCTTTCTGCTGAACAGAGAGAAAAGAGTAAAGAAGAAACAGAACATAGAAGGGCACAGAATGAAATTAAATTTTTAATAAATGCTAGGGAAAAAGTAAATGATTTAATTAGAAACGTTAGAATCCAAACTAATATTTCGCCTCCTGCTATAACAGGGGCAAGTGCATATAGAGATATTAGTAAAAAGGATTCTAATTTTTTAATAAGGGTTCTAAGAATCATGTCCACACTGCCAGAATTCCAAAAAGGAACCGAGACTAATTTTATAGTAAATAGATTCAAACAATTTTCATTTAATGGTGAATTCCCGATATATTCTAAAAAAATGTATAAAAGAGAAAAAGGCGAGAGGACCATTAAAAATAAAGTTACTTCTGAAATAAATATTTTTGATTTAAATAATACTTACTCTGCTCTTGCCAATTCTATAATTGATAACACTCCATCGAATAAAGACATGTCTGTTATAGAAGTTATGGGAATGCTTCATTTAAGAGCGTTTAATAGTGAAGCAAAAGCCCTTGCCGATGTCGGAAGAATAGCAAGAGACTTTTCAGGATTTAAAACAAAAATTGCAGAAAGAGATGCTAAAGGATATAATGTTAGATTTAGAAGGGCAGTATCGTCTTTAAACAAGACATTACAAAATATTGAGAATCATATCAAATACTTAAATAATTCAAATTCTTCTTTGAAGAATACTTTAGAAGAGTTTGAAAATGTTGATGATGATTATCTTCTAGAATATGCAGAGGATTTAGTAACAGATAAGGCTAGAGAGTTAGCAGTTTCACTAAAGGTATTTACTGTTAAAGAAGGTTCAAATGAAATGCCGGAATACATAAGAAATTTAAGAGAAGAAATAAAAACTCTAAGAGAAAACCCTGAAGAAAAACTAGATGACCTAAGAATGGATTTAGCAAACCAATGGGTCGAAGTAAAAGAAGATTACGAAAAAATTTACGATAAATTTAATATGAAATTTATGAAGAATTTGATTGCAGAAATTAATCTAATAAAACAAACAATATCCTCTGCTGAGGAAATTAAAGACCCTAGTAAAGAGTTGAGTAAAAAAATAAGACAGATTAGACGACCTATTAGAAAATTGTTTTCTAAAATCAATTCTTTAACAAAGGCACTAGATGAATTAGATGATGAGACAAAGGAAAAATGGAAAGAATTCCTAAAAGAAGATTCTGAAAGTCTAAAAGACTTAGAAGCAGATAAACCCAAAAAAAGAAAGAAGGGAGAAAATCTAGCAAGTAGCGTAGGTTATAGAATAGATAGAACCATGCGAATACTTATGGAAGTAAGCGAAGACCAAGCAAAAAATAAGTTTACAGAGTTAGGTATAGATTTCAAAAATGTTCAAAATATAAATATCCCTATATCTGAAATAGAAGAAATGTTGCAAGATATTAGTAGTGATAGAGCAGAAATAAATAGCGATATTAAAAGCAGAAAGAAAGAAGATTCAGAAAAAGAAGTAGTTCCTGAAATTCCATTTGAATATGAGATACCATCTTGGATTGAGGAAGACTTTGACCCCGAAAGGCAAATGGGTGGTAAAAAATATAAGGAGGGTTTTGAATGACATGGGATTATTATAATGATGGAAAAGAGATTATCATAAAAAAAGAAAAAACTAAGCCTAAAAGCATACTCGATTCGTTAGACCCAAAGGCTAGAAAGAGACTTAAAAAGACTATTCAAGCGGCTTCTCCCACTGAATTTTTTGGTCAAGACTTTACTAAATTAGGTGAATTGATTGATACTCTCAAAGAATTGGATTTAACTAAATCTGATAAGAAACTTAGTAAGAAAATGAAATCAATGGATGATAGGAACCTTGATATTGTTGCTACTGCTACGAAGTTACGTAAAGAATATGAGTTACTGTATAGGCAACTTGATGATTTAATTTATGGCCGGACAAAAAAGAAGTGATATTATGACAGAAGAAAACACAATTAATGAAGAATTATTAGAGATAATTAAAGCACTAGCCTCAAAGGTTGAAGATTTAGAAAAGACAATTTATGCTAAAGATAGCATACTCATGAAAGCAGGCTTTGTAGTAACTAATAGTCCAACTCCTGCTATGGATAATTCAATTGGTTCTCCAACAGGAATGCCAAAAGATATTTCAACTATGGATTGGTCCGAGATTCATAAAATGGTCGAAAAGGCAGGTGGAAATTAATGCCGGAAAGAGTAACAAAAGAAGAAAGAATTGTCAGTCTTGCTATTGAAAAGGCTAGAAGTGCTAAAAAAGAATTAGAATTGTCTCTTAATGATAATAACAGAAGTCCCGAAAAGGATGATGCTGAAGTAGTCAAAGTAAAAAGACCAAAAGCAGAAGAAGTTAAAGATAGTGAATTAATTCCTAAAAATAGAGAAACTGATGGATATGGTTTAGCAGGTCAAGAATCTAAGTATTAAGAAGTGATACAATGAAATTAGGTTCTATCGAAAAAGATAGACAACCATCAGTCGAAATAATGCGTCTTTTTGAAAAGACAAGGGTTGCCTATTTATCTGCACGACATGACCCAAAAGAATATGGGAGTCGTTGGAGAGCAACAGTTAAATTAATTAAAGAATCCTATGATGAATTAGATGCTGCTGGAAAAGAAATGAAAAATTTTATTGATGAAGATGATTTAGAAAACAATAGCGTTAATGATGTTAAAACAACTGAAGCAAAAAACTTATTTGAAAAAATAAAACTTCTAAGATATAATTCTAAATTAGTTGAAGACCCGTTTGCTAAAAGATTCAAAGGTAATGTTCTTGAAGAGTTAATGACAAATCCCGAATCTATGGTCAAATTTGTTCATTATGCGCTAAGAAATCACAACAATGCTCTAACTGCTGAAACATTATCAATAAAAGACATGGAACCGGACTCAATTACCGAGGGTCTTATGGGTCTTGACCTAGAGGAAGACGATATAGCACTGTATATTATTGAGCATTATGGGGATGGGAAAGACTCAAAAAAAGTGGAATCTAAAGTAAAGGCAGCCTTAGACCTATTGCATTTAGTTTTCTTTTCCCAACATGAAGAAAAGGAATGGGAAGAATTGGTTGATATTGACATGAAAAAATCAGAAGAAGAAAAGTCAATTAGTGATTTCATTATTCCTAATAAACCGATGTATAGGATATTTGACATTGAAGATATCAATGAATTGAAAGGTTTCAGTGGCGATTGGGTTGTTCAAGAAAAATATGATGGCATGAGAGTGCAACTTCATAAGTTTGATAAGTCGGTTAAAGTCTATTCCTATAATAAAAAGAATATAACAGATAAATGCTCTGATATAGTTGATGAATTAAAGAAAAAACACTTTGGCGACTGTATTTTAGATGCTGAATTGATTTTATTTAGTGGTGAAGATTCTTTACATAGGGCAGACACTATTGCTCACGTATTCAAAGGAAAATACAAAGATGCTAAATTAAAATGCCATGTTTTTGATATTATGCGACACGAAGAACAAACTCTTCTTGACGAAGAATTGTCCAATAGAATTACTACCTTATTCAATAATTATTCGTCCCATTCTTCTGAGTATTTAGTATTCCCATCTAAGAGAGATACTAGAATGGCAGATAGTCTAAAAGATATAGAAGAATATTCTAAGACAATTATGAATATGCCTACTGCTGAAGGCGTAGTAATTAAAGATGCTACTTCGACTTATTATCTAGGAACAAGAAAGAACCCTAAATGGATTAAGTGGAAAAAGTTTGTTGATTTAGATGTTATTATCTTGGATAAAAAGAAAACAAAAAGCAATTTATATTCTTATACTGTTGGTGTTGATATTGGTCCGACTGATGAGGAAAGTAAATTTATAGAAGAAATTGACGGTAAAAAATACATGAACGTCGGTAAGACTCTTAATACTAAAACTTCTGTAAATGTAGGAGATATAGTTAGAGTAAAAGTTGATGAAGTAAAACAAGCCGGTGAAAGATTTACTCTATATTCTGCAAAGGTAATAGAAATACCGGAAGTCGAAATGCCCGACAAAGTGGTTACTTTAGAATTCTTAGCACAAGATACTAAGAAATCTCTAAATTATGATGTAACTGCACTAACAAAAGGATTCAAAATAACGGACCATATTCACGGTGAAGCAATATTAAAGTTTGACTTAAGCGGTTTTACTTTCTTTGAAGAACATAATTTAATGTCTAAGAATGCTATGTTGGATATTGATATTTGGAAAGAACAAGTGCAAGAGATAATGAAAACTAAACAAGGAATTTTGGCAAATGCAATTATTCGTTATTTAACAGACAATGGTCCTAGAACATTAAAAGAAGTGCATGACTATCTAGTAAAAGAAAACATTGCTGAATATAAAGACATTGTAAAAGATGGAAAAGATGGTTTAGTGGAATGGGCTGATAATAGAGATGGTATAGATTACAATCCTCAAACTAAAAAACTCTTCATGAGTTACGATAAAGTCCAAAAGGACACTGAAGAAATTAAGAAAGAGTATAAAACCCCCAAAGAAAAAAGAAGCGGTCCTTTCAAAATATATGCTAGAGAAGATGATAATATTACTCTATCAATTAAGTTAGGTGAAGATACTATTAATTGGACTATTGATTTAGAAAACGAGGAAGAATTGTTTGATTTGTTTGGTGCTGCGGGAAAATATCCTGCACAAGTAGCGACTAATATAGAAAAAGAAAAGGTAATTGATAGTGGAACTGTTGAATTAGGCGTTCAAAGAGAGGGATATCATGAATATTTCTTAGATGGAAACAAGTTTGAGACTAAACTTCATATCAGATATCTACCTGTAAAGGGTAAAAAGATGTGGTTAGCATGGACAGGTTATGAACAGGAACCTGTGGATAGTAAAACTGATGATGGTATTTGGAATATTTACGAAGATAAGTATGCAAAAATTAAAATTCCACAGTGAAGTTAATATAGTGAAAGGAAATAAACAGGGGTGAGGAAGAATGGCATCTGCTATTATGGCTAATCATAATGATGATTTCAGAATACTCAAAAGTGACGATTTAATGATTGGAGGATATGCAAGCATCGAAATCGTTGATAAGCAAAATGATTTAATTACACTCAAAGCATTAGAAGATGCAGTCGAAAAATACATGGAGAATCCCAAATTTAGGAATGTAATGACAAACCATTCAAATGTTCAAGTCGGAGAGGTAATTAAATCATATCGAGATAAGAACGGAAAACTATGGAAAACTGAAGTTGATGATGTAGGATTTTTTGTAGTGATTAAATTAAGGGATGATATAGAAAAAGCCAAAGAAATAAATCGAGGCATAAGAAAAGGTTCATTGAGGTCATTTAGCATTGGGGGGCAAGCGATACATAAAGTAAAGAAAAATCACCCAGAGTTAGGAGATTACAATGAAATAAGCAAACTAGAATTGCATGAAGTAACAATATGTGAAAAAGGAATAAACCCGGAAGCGAAATTTGATATTTTAAAGCAAGATAAGGAGGCAAAAAAAATGAGTAAACTAGAAAAAGCACTAGCAGAATTGGACACTCTAATGGAGGAAGTCAATATGTTAAGAAAAGAAGAAGAAAAAGAAGATGAAAAAGGCATGTATGCAAAAGAAATGCCTGAAGAAAAAGAAAAGGGCATGGGCGAATACATGGACAACATGGAAAGAGCCGATGAAGAAGAAGAAGAATTGATGGATATGGGCACTGAAGAAAGAGACAGAGAAGCAAAGGCTTTGCTTTCAACTCTAGATGGTGCTGGTGTTGAAATCGGTGAACCTGCGGATAGAGTCGTTATTGAGAATGGAAATCCAAAGGCTTCTGATTTGCCTGTTGTTAAAGCATATAACAACAATGAATTAGAAACACTTGATTTGTCAGTAGGAAACATTGAGAAGGCTTACGAAGCATTCCGTCAAGAACAATTAGAAAAATTGGCTTACGATAATCTTCAAAAGCAGTTTGAAGCCAGATTTGAGGCTGAAACTACATCAAGAACAAATGCAATCGCTAAAGCAAATTACGATGCAAAGACAGAAATTGCTTCCCTAAAGGAAGAATTTACACAACTAAGAAAGTCTCTAACTGCTGAGAAAGAGACTATTCTAAAGGCTCAAGAAGAGTCTCAAATTAAACTCCCTTCATTGGATGAAATTGCAGAAATGGACTGGAATGACATTCATAAGATGGTAGGAGGAATTTAAGATGAGTGGATATATTAACACAATTGCAGATTTAGAGGCTAATACTTACGGAATGGGCGCAAATGCGGGACTAAACAACCAATTGCTAAAACAGGTTGGTGCAGTGGCAGGTATTCACACAGGCCATGATGTTTCTCTAGGAGTCGGTAGTGGAACTACTGCTGCTTCTTCTCTAGGAGCATTATACAATCAAGTTTACGGACAAAAAGTTTGGTCTATGTTAAACCGTGAATGTAATGCTCTTTCAGTAATTTCTAAGAGGCCATATACTTCTAGCGGTTGGAGAGTATTGTCAGAAAGACCTGCTGGTGGTAGTGGTAATTTCCTAGCATTAGATGTTGAAGGTTCAAAAGATGCTGCAAATCTCGGTTCAACTTCTCCTAGAGCAGATATTATTGGTGGTGTTCCTGAGAACGCAGGTCTAGATACTGTTGCTGATGGTTTGGCTTCTATTGCGCCAAAGTATGAGCAATTGTTCACAAGTCCTAAAATTATTGCACATCAATTTGAATTCAGCGAATTGGCTATGGAAATGGCACAAATTGATGATGGAATTGGCGATATTAGAGCGCAAATGCGTGAAGATATGGGTAAGCACCACGCTGAAGTTCAGAATGCTATGCTAGTTATGCCTCTAGAATTCTATGCAGCAGGTTCAGCAGTTTCCGGTTCAGTTACTGTTGATACAATTGAGAGAAACTATACTTCTCTAAACAAGATTGTTTCTTCAAAGGCTGAATTGGATGCTATGGCTACCGCAAATCTAGTATCAAGCGCAACTGCGAATGAATTGAGTCATCTATTCTCAACAAACCGTGACGCTGCTTCTTTCCTAGATTCACAGGTTACTTTTGGTGATTCTTATGCTAGCGCAGATGCTCGCCAACTAACACTAACTGTTCTTAATGAAATGCTAAGACTAATTCGTGTTGCCGGTGGTTCACCAAAGGTTATTCTAACAGGATATGATACACTACAAACTATCTCTGATTTGCTACAAGCACAAGAGAGATTTATGGATAGAAAAGAAATTGTTCCAACCGTAAACGGTGTTCGTGGTGTTAAAGGTCAAGAAGTAGGATTTAGAGTATCAACTTACTACGATATTCCTCTAATTCCTGTTGCTGCTATGGCTTCCACAGGTGTAAATTCATCTTGTATTAGCGATATGTTATTCCTAGATACAGACCATCTATGGCTATCTGTTATGAAACCAACTCAATACTTTGAGGATGGTATTAGCAACGGAAACCCATTCGGTGTCGGAACCCTCGGAAACAAGGCTCTTTACCGAACAATTGGTGAATTGGGTTGCTCATATTGGAAAGGACAAGGTAAAGTCACAAACCTTCTGTGAGGTGATTTAACTTGACAGAAGAAGTATTTACGGTTACTCTATTAGCCGACCATAAGGGATTCACTAAGCCTAGAGCAAATGGTGATGAATATATGGTTGATGCTCTAATTGATGTTTCCACATACGATGCAAGCGGAGTAGTCATGTCTGCAAGCAAATTTGGGCTAAATTCAATCAGTTCAATTTCCCATACGGGAACAAGTAATGTATTGTTTTACCCGACATTTGTAATATCAGGAACAGATGGAAGTTATACTAGCGCAGATTCAGTAACAATGTTATTGGTTCAAGCGTTACAAGCGACCCCTGCTGAAGTAGCGGATGGTGGGACTCACAGTGGAATGCAATTCCGAGTTAGAGTGTTCGGCAATATCTGAGGGATTTGATTGGTTAAAGTAAAACTGAGTAGTGCATCTCCGTTTTCTTTGAATGTAATGGGTTTGAGGCTAAGTAAAACAAGTCTCGAACCCGTTACATTCCCATCATTAATTGGGGCTTTGGTTCGATATAGTGACAAAAACTTAAATTTTGTTTTTGATGAATCAGACAGAGAAGAAATGATGCAATTAGATATCGGGATTTTTGAAGTGCTTTCTAAAGAATTAGGCACTAATATTACCACTCATGAGGAATTGTGTGCTCTTCTTTTACCAAAGAAGACTAGAAAATCTAAAGCCAAAAAAACAACTGCTCCGGTAGTTGAAAAGGCCGAAGAGTCCGAATAATCCCAATAAGGTTTAAGTGGGAGTTATCCCTAAAGTCGAATGGTGGAAACATATGTCGGGTTGCAGAAGTAGCGGAGTTTTAACTTCAAGTCAGACTATTAGCGGTGATAGGTGTAAACTTATTTCAATACATGCTTCACTAACAGGAATTAATCCAACAACAGTGTCAGTATGGGATAATGCTTCGGCTGCATCGGGTAAGGAATTGGTTAGAATTACGCTAGGTCAAACCGAAAACATCGAGTTTGATATGCATGGTGTAATTGCAACCAATGGTCTTTATTTGGACATTAGTAGTGGAGCAGACGAAGGCGCAGCAGTTTCCGTCGAATTTGCTTGAGGTGAATTAAATGCCTGCATTGAATCAAGATACTAGATTAGTTATGACTATACTTTTCGTTGGTGCATTAAGTGGTGCTAACGTTATGGTTTATGCACAGATAGGTTTAGGATTCCCATATGGTCCTTTAGCACACTCTGTATTATTTGGTTTAGGAACGATAGGTGCTATTATGGTAATGAAAGCACTGTTTGATTTGGCACTAAATGATAAAATAGAGATGTGGCTACTTGATAGAAAAATTGCGGCCTATTGGGAAAGAAAAGCAAGAGATGAGCAACAGTTGAGAAAGATGCAAGAAAGCGCAAAGCAATATGGTGGAACGACTTTCCAGCAGTATTCTAACATCGAAACCACTGATGATAACACTGTTGGAAGTGAATTTTTAGCCGCTACTCTTCAGTGAGGCGGTTAAATGATTTCTGATTTTCTAGGTTTTTCTGATTCTGATTATGCATATAATCAGCAAAGAGCGCATTCAGCAGATATTTTATTTTTAAAAATGAGAGCATGGTTTTGGGGCACTTTTGCCGCTATATTCTCTTTCTTTATTGGAAACATTATGGGTGTTTTTGATATTAATATTCTAGGTTGGATATTAGATACCTTTTGGCACAGTTGGGAGGTATAGTTTTGTCAATGATGACAGGCTTTGCAATTTTAGTAGGAGAAGCATTCATTAGTTTTTATAGAAAGGTTCATGCAATCAATTTCGGTGTGTATGGTGCAACAATGGTCGGCAAAACAACGTTAAGTAATCAGTTAAGAACAAGGGGCGAAGTGCCTCAAATAAATGAAAGAACAGTAGGATTACATAGGGCTTCAAGAAAAAATGTTAAAATAGACGGAGATTCCTATACTGTTAGAAGCGCAGATGTTGGTGGAGAAGCAATCTATTGGAAAGAATGGGTTAAAGACATGCAAAAAAGAAAAGTAAAATATGTGATTTTTATGATAGACCACAGGCATTTAGATAATTCTTCTAACTTAGACCATCAAGTAGCATGGAAATTTTTAGTTGATACAATCTGTTCTAATATTTGGCCTACTAATAGGAAAAAAAGAGATTCAGATTATCCAATGGCAGTAGGAATATGGGCAAATAAATATGACATATGGGGAGAAAAATACCCGCTAAAAGAAGGACAAACAATAGATAAACATGAAATTTTTGAACCGTTTAAGTATGGAATGAGACAATTAAACGATAAAGGAATACCTTGCTTCAAATATATAGTTTCAGCAAAATCAGAACCCGAAATGGTATATAGAGGCGTAATGACGATGATAAAGGATTATTGATTATTATGTGGTTTAATATTATCAAAGAAGAATTAGAAGTCACTTGGCATTCAAAAGATGGTAAAGCAACCGGAGATGCGTTTTATGCTGGATATTGGGGAATTATGGGCTTTGGTCATAATGCAGAAGAAAGACAGGGATTAGGAGAAAAATACCTAAAAGAAATGGTTAAGTATTTACTTTCAATAAAAGACGGAGACATAGAGGCTGATGGAACACTACCCGTAGCAGATAAATTTTGGGATAAAATGTTAAGCAAAAATATTATTCAATCAATTAGAAGAAGAGGGAGATAGATGTATCAACAACCAAATATTATAGGACAGAATCCAAATATGTTACCGACCGCATTCTTGTCTCCATTAAGAGCAGCAAGAGCGAGCGGTTCTATAATGGAATACAAGTTTGTAGCAATTAAACCTAAAAAACAATTAAAAGAATTAGTTGCCGTTTTAAAGCCCGAACCAAAGAAATTTTTGGGATTAAAATACGGTAAAAAATTTAATCTAAAAGATAGATGCGTAGTTTGTGGTTTTCATCATATATGGGAACCCGGAGATTCATTAAGGCCTCCTATTCCACTAGATAATGTAGTGAAAGGTAGACCACTAGCAGGAACATATTGCCCTAAACACGCTGCTATGTTTATGCAATTAGAAATGCTACAACAAACGATACTTGCGGATAAGCATGGCTTAGAGTTTGCTAAATATATTCCTAAGATGCCAAAGGTTCTAAAAAGTGGTCCTTTGACTCATTTGACTAAAGAAAATATAGCAACACTTACTGCAAGCGGTTATTTAATAAAGCCACCCTCATTAGGAGATAATAGGAGTGCTACTAACGAAGTAATTGAGATTGTTGGTGAGATAAACATACTTACTGATAGGCTAAATTACTTAATGATTAATGAAGGGGTAAAAATACCCACTAGAGAAGAAACTAAAGAGGAATAATTATGGGATTATTAGGAACAAGTAATGGCACTGTTTTAGGAGCAGTGCAAGCACAAGGCGACCAGCAATTCAAATCAATGAATAATTTGTTATCATTACAAGATAACCATGTTGAGGAATTCTTTCAGTATCATGGAGAACATTTCTTGACTGCTTTGGAAAAACTGATGGAAGACGTGATTGAGAGAGTAGTTTCCCAAATGCTAGGTAAATTGAAATTTACAATGACAGGGAATTCAATACAAATTGATGCTGATGCTATGAGAGAATACGAAAGAATTACTCAAGAAAATATTGATTTGGATATTCAAAGATTGCTTCAATCCGCTATCAATGCAGAAGTAGTAAACCAAAGAAAGATGGCAAAGCAACAATATCTAGAATCTCAAGGATTCGGTGGAGGACAAACACAACAAATTACCGCCGGTGCTGCTATTGCAGGAGTAACAGGTAATACGCAACAATATAACCAAATGCAGGGTGCTATGAATAATGGCACAGGTTATCCTATTCCTCCTAATGGAACAGACGGATATGGTAGGCCATATTGGATAGACCCACAAACAGGACAAATGAGTTATGAGCCGCCAAAGGCAGGCTTAGGTTTAGGTTCAGCAATACAAAAGGGTGCTGCATGGGCTAAATGGTTGATGTGAGGTGAACCTAAATGGTTGATTTTTTATGGGGAGACAATTATGTTGATACTGAAGACAAATCAACCGAAGACGATTTTAAAACAGAATTTAGAAACGCATTAATGAATCCAAATGATGATGCTTTTTATAGGAAAATTCTAGGAGTTCAATATGCTTTGGAAGATGATGATGAGGAAATGGATGAATTTTCTTTAGTTTTAAAAAAAGTCATAGGCGAAGTTCTTGATGAGGAATTATCAGAATGGCTAAAAAAATCACCCGGATGGAATAATTTTATCAAAAGAAGAAGAACTTCTAAAAGAACAAAAACAGGAACAAAAGAAGTTGATGGCAAAGTAGTTGATGTATTTGAAACAAAGGATGTTCAGGTTGAAAACGAAGCCAATAAGAAATATATTCAAAATAAAAAATTAAAGGATTTAATGAAACCCGAAGTTATTAGAAGACTTAAGGGATTAAATTATCTAAGAAGTCAAGAAGAAAACTTAGAAAAGAAACTAAGTGAAGAAGAAATTAACAAAATAGTTCGCTCTCCTAAGTTTGATTATGAATTAGTTTTAGAAGAATCCACAAGAGGCGGAGAACCCACAGGTAAACTAAATACAGGAACAAGTGTTTTGACAGATAAAAACCTGAAAGATAAAGCACATTTAATTATTGATTATCCAAATCAATTAGGGCCAGATAGACCTCTGACAGATGAATTAGAAGATATAAGCAAAAAAAGAGCATCTGTATTGTCTAATATGTCAGGTAATGTAGTAAAGCCTGTGGCTAAAAATCAATCTTTTGATTTGCTAGAAGATACATTAGAGGGATATGACCTCAGTTTAGATGAAGATTTCATAGAAAAATTGAATGATGAATTATCTAAAAGAACAATCCAAACTAAAGTTTTTGAAATGGGTAAACTAGGTCAAATGGCCGGAGAAAGAGAAAAGGTTTCTGAAGGCGAAAAAAATAGAAGAATGAAAGAAATGTTTGATAAATATTCTAAAGAATATGACGACGCAGAAAAACGAGCACAGTCAGAAAACAAAAAGATTAGTGATGTTTCTGATGTTCTTAATGAACAGGAAGAAGACGAAACAATGTGGATAAGTAAAGAAAATAAAAACATAACAATTAGTAATGAAGATTATGATAAATTATCTAATAGAGAAAAAGAAAAATACAAAAGAAAAATAATTGAAAGAAAACTAACTTATGAAGAGTATGAGGCTTCCGTCGGAATACCTGCAACAACCATATCTTATCCTGTTGATGGTTTTATTGCTGCTGCTTTTGAACAAGTAGCGCAAGGAAAAAATAAGGCTAAATTAAATTATAAATACAATAGTATTACTAAGAAATGGGAAGAAGTTGATGAACCAATCGAATACACAGTAAAAGGTGGTGAAAGCACTCCCATTTCTATGTCATATGATAATGATGACCAAATTGAAAAGTTAGTAAAAAGAATTACTGAAATGGTAAAGAAAGAAGCAAAAGATTCTGATTTATTTGAAGAATATAACAGAGTTATGGGAATAAGAGTATATGTCACGTTTAAAGTCAAAAAGGGCAAAACTAAGGAGTTATATTCTAGCATGAAAGACGCATTTGAACAAGGAATAACAGATGAAGATGCAGATGTTTATGAAGTAAGCGAAGGTTGGAAAAACAAAGAAGGTAAGCAAATTACTGATAAGGAATACAATAAACTCTCCCCAAAGGAAAAACAGGAATATGAAAGAGTTTACCGAGAGACACAAGCAGAAGATATTGCTAGAATTAAAAGAGAAGGAGTAAAAGAAGTATTAGATGCAAAGACAGGAGAAGACATTACTTCTGAGTTTGGGAAAATAACTTATCGAACAGGACAAGTTCCAATAGACGAAATAAATGAATCGTTCAAAGATACTAATGTCTCGATTAAAGGTTATCTTATGCAGGCGTATGAAATACCTTCAGTTCAACTTAGGCCTAGAAGAAATAAGGAAATGAATAGAACAATCGGTGGATATAGAAAGGTTATCAGAAAAATTAAGAGACTAATAGGAGGACTTGAATAATGTCAGTAACAGTGTCGCCAAGTGATTTTACAGAAATAAATCCTAGTTATTCAGATGGAAGAGGATTCTATACCAATGCAACTGAAGTCGCTAATCTATTACAAGTTCCTGTTTTTACTGCTAGCACTACTTATCCTACTTTAGCACAAGTCGGTGCAATTATCAAAAGAGTCGAGGGACTTATTGACGATAAAGTAAAGCGTTCTTTTAGACCTATTATTACTAAGAACGAATTTCATGATTTTCAATTTAAGACATTACCAATGCATTCTTACTATGGAGGATATGTTGGCTTTATTCAACTATCTCAACTAAGACTGAGAAAAGTAATATCTTTACAAGTTTGGCAAGGTAGCGAATATGAAGAATTAGCATCAGCACAGGCCAAGATATTGCTTCAAGAAAACTTTAGAGATTTAAATTCTATAATTTTAGAATTACCTAATAGTGGAGATTCATTTGAAATGGTTGCTGAGAATGACATTTCGGGTTTAGGAAATGATGAATTCTGTAATACGTTTGGCGTTAAAACTACGAATGATGAAATAGTTTCTCTAGTTAATGAACAATTTCCGTCTAACACATCTAATTTTACAGGTGCTACGGCTCTGAAATCAGTGTCATCAACACCGAATAATTTGTCAATTTCTGATTTTTTCTATGCTGCAAAGGACAGAGCAAACGGCAAGAGAGTCCTCATTTCATCCCTACTTTCCGGTGATGACGGGGCAGAATGTGTTCTTAAAGCAACCATAAAACAATCATGTTCCGGTAATAATTCAGTTAATCTTACCGTTGCAGATTCGTCTAAATTAGCCGTAGGTATGACGGTAAGCGGAATCAGTAACATTGTAAGTGGTTCCACAATTACTTCTATTACTGATTCGACTACAGTCGTTCTAAGTAATGCTACTACAAGTGGTTCCTTTAGTAGTTCTAATTTGACTTTTACAACTGATGATAAAATACCAACAGTTTGTGATTTAACTAACTTTACTGATAAAGAAGACCTAAGAAGACTAGGTTCTTATTGGACTATTAAATCAGAAGGAAGAATATTTTTCTTAAGAGATTATCCTTACCATGAAAAGAATTCAGTAATAGTTACTTATCTAGCAGGTAATGGGAGAGTTCCTGCTGCTATACATGAAGCAGCAACTAAATTAGCAGCAGCAGAAATACTAAGGCATGATGACCAAAGTGTATTAATTGCTGAAACAGGTGCTAATATTACTACTAAAGAAAAGTATGATATTTTAAAACAAGAGGCTATGGATATTCTCAAGGGGAAGGGAGACTTAGTATATTTCCTCGGTTAGTATGAAAGTAAATTTACAATTGTTTAATGAATTATTATCAATTCAAAAAGAAAGGCAATTAGCATTACAGGAATTATCAGAAATATTAGGATATGACATTTCATTTAGTGATGAAGAAGTTTTAAAATTCGCAGAAGAAGCCTATGAAAAAGCAATAATCGAGGGAATAGAAACATGGATGAAGTCAGTTTACTCTTAGATTTATTGTCTAATAATTGGAGTAGTAATGCTACTGCTTTAGTTAGTGCAGGAACCATTTCTGCTAGTCATGCAGTTACCCCGGAGTTTTTAGATGTTAGAAATACTACTAAACATAAGGGAGTAAGAGTTGATTTGAGTCGTTCACCTGCTACAATTGTTGTTTTTGAAGATAGCCAAAACATAGAATACAACACTATTCATTACGATATAAGAAATGAGAGTTATACATTTACTATTCATATTAGAGTATTACATGACGAAAGAGGCGGAATAGATGCCTCTTATGGCAAAGATAGGCTAAGGGCTATATACTTGATACTGCGTCGTGTAATTGAGAGTAAGCGGAAAGGCTATACTGCAAGTGATGGTTCTAAATTTGACCAATTATTTTTAGGAAGCAGAACAGAAAGTAATGATAGAGCAAAACGTTTATTCGGATATAAAGTCACAACAGAAGCAAAAAGATTCGCACAAAGTATTCCCTAGTAAGTTAGTAGGAAGGGGGAGTTTAATATGGCAAATGAAGAGATATTTTTGGGAGCAGGAACAAGTTTAACATTCATACCGGAATGTGATTTGTATTTAGGAGTAGGAGTTCAAAACGGAGGAAGTGCATTTACGGGTGCTGAAACTGTAAATGTTATTCAAGCAGCAACAGGATTTACTGCTAATTATAAATTAGTAAACAATCTGTATATAGGATGCACTCTAGAAAGATATGCTACCGGTGGAACCCTTTCTTCTTCACATATAATTAAAGCCAATGATGCTGATAGCGTAACTATTACAGATGAAGTTACACCTGTCTCAACAGATTACTTCGTTATCAAGTCTTATGGCGCACCTGTTCCTGCACCTTTTGATAGCGTCGATACTGATGTAAAAAACCTACTTTCTGACCAATGGCTAGGTATTCTTGAAAGTGCAACATTTCCTACTGTTGAACCCGAAATGAAACAAATGAATCTAAGTCTGGGCGGTTCAAGAAACTATACTTATCAATACAAAGGAGTTACTAATTTTGGCACTGCTGATTTAAACATAGTAGCAAATCACGGTGCATGGTTATATTATTTCTTAGGTAAATGCACAAACATAAACTGCAAAATAGCAGATGCTAGCACTGCTCTTTCAACCGCTTCACATAGATTTGATGTTGCTAATGCGGGAGATAATAACCAATTATTTGTAGAAAGCACCGATGCGTCTGGCAACGGACAAAATGCCGGAGTAAGAGATTTGGCGGGTTTTGCTGATACAGGTCCATTTTTTAGAAGAGCAATTGATGGTAAATTTTGTCCACCTATTTCTCCACAAGAAATCACTACATCAGATATAGGAGATGTAAAATTAGTTAATAGGGCTTCGGGAACAACCTCTATTACAGATTCAATAACTTATACTTTTGAAGAACAAAACAGTGACCTGTTACCTTCTTTTGCTTTAGAATATAATCATTCTAAATTAACAGGGACTAATATTTATAGAACAAATAGCGATGGAAGTGTTGATGAAGATTTAAACTTCGTTCAAATAGCAAGAGGTTGCCGAGTTAATACTCTAACTATGACTGCTAATGAAAATGAAGAAGTTAAGATGACTATGAGTTTGAATACTAGAAATGTTCATCAATTAGCAGAAGATGAGAAGTATGATGCTCGAAGAGGTGTAACAGATGAAAAGGCGTTCTTTAATTTTGAAGGTGGAGTCGGTGCTGCTAACTCAGCGCAGCAATTTAGAGAGCCATTCTTCTTTTCTGATGGAACATTCAAGGTATTAGGTCAACCTTTCTTAAAGATAAATACTTTGACATTGACAATGAATAATACTTTACAAGATAGAAGATTCTTAGGAGTCGCATCTAAAGAAGTGCAGGTTTCTCTTCCAGCACAAAGAACATATGAGATTCAATTTACAGGTCATGTTACTGACAACGCACTGTATAAGGCTCTTAGAAGTGATGATGAGAATCAAACACAAACTATCGAGTTAGTATTTACAAAGCCTAATGGAGAAAAAATTACTCTAAACTTTACAGATTACTTTATATCGGCTAATAATTTCCCAATACAGGAAGACAAAGGACCAATTGTTGTTGAAACAACAGTTATGCCTAGAAACCTAAGCCTATGCAAAGTGGAAACACATTGGATTTTACAGGGGTGATTGATTTGGATAAGTATGCAAAGAGAGCAAGAATTATTGCTCGCAATAAGACTAAGAAAGAAATCAAGGCTGAAAAGAAAGCCGTTAAAGAAGAAAAAAAGGAAACCCCTAAGTCTAAAACAGAATAATATTCCACCAACACCGTTTGTTTGTTTGTTGGTTAGAAGGTGGAGAAAATGTTAGAGAAAAAAATTGTAACAGATAAGAGTGCGCTATTTGCGCTAGCAGAACCTGTGCTACATTATGTTAAAGTAGCACCCGAAAGTGATGAATACCTTAAGGTATGGATTAAAGAACCTACATGGCTTGAAGTTGATAAAGCCATAAATTCTTTAATGAAGATTGATGTAAAGAGCCAAGACATGAAAATGGACATGAATGCCATGTTCAAATACATGATGGAAAACTTTATTGTCAAAACTGAACCAAACTTATCAGCAATTGATATGCTAAAATTGTCTCCATTCGTAGGAAACCAATTAAAAGAAATACTTCCTAATCCTCTAGATATCGGGGAGGACAAGGAAAAAAACGAAGAATAAGGAGGGCCGTTAAAACCGGTAAAATAGAACCGGAAGATACCTCCAAATTCATCGTTTATACAATAGCACAGGCTTTTCACATAAGCCCGTTGGAAGTGTATAGGATGCCAGCATCATTAGTATCGGATATGTTAAATATACATATGGAATACAAAAAATTAGAAGCAGAAGAAATTGACAAGGCTACTAAAAAGGTAAAGTGATGTTTATGGGTAAAATCGCACAGATGGAGGATTCAATTAACAAATTGACTATTGCTCTTGAAAAGCAGATTAAAGCGATGGATGAACTCAATAAATTAGAGGAACGCCAAACTAAACTTAAAACATTAAGTGAAAAAGCAGAAAAGAAAAAGACTAAGGCAGCGATTGAATCTGCTGATGGAACTGAATTCGCTAGTAAAAAAATGAAGGGGTTTTATGATGTTTTAACTTCAACCTCAGATGAAACTAAAGTTTTCGGCTTAAGAGCAAAAACCGCTAGAAAAATTGTATATGGTTTTCTCCCTCCGGGTGCTTTCCGATTAGTAAATAAATTTTCAACATCTATTTTAGCAGTAAATCAAGCCATGCTTGCAGTTTCAGGAAAGTCAGGAGAAGATGCTGAAATTCAAAATAATATGTTTACTACTTTAATTAGAGGATATAAAGCCACTTTAGGTTATACTAGAGAAGAAGCCTTTATGAGAAGACAAAAGAAAAAAGAATTAAAAGAATTGATGGACCAAGAAGACGGGCTTGTTCAACAAGCAAAGGCAGCAACAGAGGAAAGAATGCAGCAAGAAAAAAAATTACAAGAATTACAGGAACAAGGCCCACAGAATTTAATTGAAATACAACAAAGAGCCGCATCCGAAATGCAAGTTTTCCATAAACAACATCAAGATGCACTGAAAGCAAGAGAAGAATTGGAAGAAAAATTTGAAAAAGCACGAAAAAAGGGTCGAAGAACAAAACCCGGAAGAAAGGGAAAAAAAGCAGGGCAAGAAAGCCAAGAAAAGTTTGATAAAAGAATGGAAGAGATGCAAAAGCAATTAACTGATGCATATAGATTTGAAGAAGAAATGCAAAGGCAACTTGAGAGTAATAGAACATTTGAAATTACGGTTCAAGAAAGCCAAGAAGATTTCCAAAAAAGAAGAAGAATACTAGAAAATCAATTAGATTATGCAATAAAAAATGAAGAGGCTGCTAATGAAGTAAGAGATAATGCTGAAAAACAAATTGAGCAGTTACAAATACATAAGAACATTTTTGCTGAAGGATTTAAAGCAGTGGGGGACGGATTGTATTCAGTTGCTAAATTTACACTCCATGCTTTGAAATTTATCTTTTTTGCTACTCTATTCATAGGTATAGCGATGGCAGTATTTAATTTCATTAAGCCGTATCTTGAAGATGCATATGAAGCCATTTATCCTATATTAGAAATCGTTCGAGATTTCTTGGGAGAACGGGTAATGGAAATGTATGAAGGTTTTACTGAACTTATTAATGCAATAATAAAAGGTGACGTAAAAGAAATTGTTTTTGCTGCGGGGACTTTTTTGAAAGGTTTCTTAGGAACAATAGCGGCAACGCTTGGTATTCTATTAGTAGTTACAGTTGGTTTAGTAATATCTTTAGCAAAAGAATTATTCACTGCCGGATTTAAATGGGCAACTAAATCGAGTAAAAATTTAGCAAAAGCAGTAGGAATACTTGCTACCTTTGCTCTTGCATGGTTCATATGGAGCCGAGCAGATGCGTTAAAGGGAACACCTTTGTATTGGATAGTAATAGCAGGATATATTGCTTATGCTTTGTATAAATTCCTCGAAGATAAGGTTGATTTCCTTGCTAACGGTGGTCCTGTAACTACTCCAATGCAGGTTGTTGGAGAAAAGGGACCGGAAATAGTCAGTCTTCCAAAGGGTTCTAGAGTCCATAGTAACAAAGATTCACAAAAAATGCTGAATAGGGGCGGCGGTAATGTCATCAACGTAACAGTAAATGCAAGTGGCACTAGCGACGGGGAAATAAGAAAGATAGCCCAAAAGGTTGCGAACATCATCAATAGAGAAATTAATAGAAGCACATCTTCAAGCATGAGCAGGTGATTATATGACGGCAGATGGAACGCATTTTGTATATCTAAAACTAGGTTCTTATGATAGTGATAACTTAGGAATAAATACTGTTGCACTAAAAGCAGAAAGTATTAGCGTATCAACCACTAAGACAGTTCCATCTTTTGACGTTCCTTTATCCGGTATGTTTAGTGGTGAATCTAGAACAGTGGCGTTAAATTTAGGTATGGCTAGTAAAACTGTTTCCGTTACAGGAATTATAGTTGACCAAACTATTAAAAGAAAATTTGACGATACTGGGCCGGAGTTTTATGATGCCTCAGAAAATACGCCTACTGCTTCAAGAGCAGCAGGAACATTTGCTGAAAGTGATATGAATCCTTCACTTGTGGATGAGATATTAACAATAGATATGACAAAGGAAGAAGTTGCTCAATTAATACACTCTAATACAGATGGGACTACATTTCAAGATATGCAAAATATGAATGAGTTGATTTTTTTGATGGATTCTAAAGTAAATAGCAGATATCAATATAGAAACTCGGATAGGTCTTCTAATTTAATTCCATTTACATATGCTGCTAGAGGATATGATAATACTTTAGATAATCAAGGTGCTATTTTATTAGTTACTGATTTTCCCGATTCACAAACCGCTACGGGACTAAAAGGATTTGTTAGAAGTTTCTCAACCGATTTTGCTGCGGCAGACCCAAGTAGCATAAGTTTTAGTTTAGAATTTGAAATAGCATTTACGGTGTGATAATATGCAGACATTAACAATAGGAAATAAAAAAGGATTGGTATTTCCTATAATGTGTAATGGTTGTGTTAAAATAGATTACTCAGATAATATACCGGATATTGAAAGTGATTCTTTAACAACAACAGACCAACCTTACGGAATATGGGGTCATCAAGGTTCATTTACATTTGATGCTTTAATTACTCCCTATGAAACAAATGGTAGCAGTGAGAATGTTACTACTTCAAAGAAGACCATGCCTAACGCAGGTCATTTTTCCGTGAAGAGTTATGTGGGTGCTGGTCATGAAATGACTATATTTCATAGCACTAAATTGAAAATTTTCTTAGTAAATGATTCTTATACTACAGGTTCAAATTTTACTGATACTTTGAATTACAATAATCCTGCCACATACAAAATTAAAGTTGAATTAACAACCGGTTCAACCACGACTACTTTAACTAGCGACGCAATAATTAATCCTTCGGTAACTCAACCTATTAGACTATCAGATGCTTTGGGTATATTCAATACAGACGGAAGATTAACTCATAAAAGATTAGAGTCTTTAGGGGGTTCGGCTTATAGTGGAGGTAATACATTTACTTCGGCATTTTCACCCGCCTCTAGTGTGTATAACTTAGGAGATTTATTGTTTACTAGAAATGGATTTAATTCAGTAAATATAGGAAGAATTACTAATTTAAGCGGAACAACGGTTACATTGAGTAAGACTCCTTCTTCTTCTCTTGTTGGTCAATCCATATATAGAGAAGCACTAAAAGAAGCAACCTATGTTAATGACGTGTGTCATATAGGAGTAACATACAATAATGTAAGAAGGACTCTCAGCATATTATACAACGGGCGAATAATTAAATCAGTTGATAGAACAGAAACTACTGATTTTCAATTGGATGCCGAGGATTTATTTTTAGGAGCAAATGGGACTAATGTTTTTCCAAGACAATCGGGAATACCTACTAACATGGCAGTTAGTAATAAACAATTTTATGGAGTATTTCATGAAATGTCTTATTCAAAAGGAACGGTATCAGCCTTTGATTCCGGCGTTTTGAAACCCACTGCTGAAAATAATTTAATGTTTTTAACATTTGAAGAGGTGGATTTGTAATGTCATTGTATGTTATGAAAGAAGGTGTGCATAGTAGCACAGGAATAAATACTACTTGGGGAGATACCGGCAATAATATTAATCATGACTGCCCTACTAATCCCGTAATTAGATACAATGTTTCCCCCGGTAACGAATATATATGTGCCGAAATAAGAAACGATAATAGCACAGTTACTACTATGCAAAAGATTACAACGGGAGCATATGATAACCATAACGAAAATTTAGAAAATACTCCCGGTTATAGAGTAAAAGCATTTAGAAAAGAAAATAATGAGGGACAACAGTTTAACGCAATTAACTTAACTACTCATGACCACTTCATTCTAATCTATGCTGATAAAATAAAGGAACATCATTTTGCTAAAATTACTGATGTAATTACTGATGATGTATTAGGGGATGCGTTAGAATTTACTCCTAAGTTAGGTAATGAAATACCAAAAGGCACTAAATTTATTGTATTTAAAGGACCAAGTGTAACTGATAACTCAGTAGTTGCCGTAACTGCTGGTTTACTGTTAAAGGGCGCAAGTTCAGATACAAGACATAATGACAATCTTATGGTTTCTAGACCTCTATTTCATTTTTATAATGACAGGCTAGATAAAAAGAATCAACTAGACCACAATACAAAATACAAATTATGTTATGCTAGAGGGACTGCTACTTCTATTACTTTAAACACAATTTCAACCTTTACTACTAAGCAAAGTGCAAAATTTAGAGTTATAGATAAAAGTAAATTTACTTTAAATGCAGAAATAATAGATAACAGAAAATTAATGGACACTCCTACGGCAGATAATCAGACAGATACTAAATTGTATTATGATGTGGGTTCTATTACACCTAATCCTAATAGTTACAATACTTGGGCATTAAACGCTAGAAGACAGTTAGATGATAATACACCTTTAGATGATTTTACAGGCCCAATAACTTACCTTCATTATGAAGACTCGCCTAATATCTTAAATAGAGAAAATAATTTATTTGAAAGTGTTATTTTTGATTCTCTTTCTGATAAATCAGGTATTGCAGAATGTAAAATATTAGACATAAAAAACGTATTTTCTTTAAAAAATAATATTCAAGACGATTTAGTAATTAGAGAACAAATAGAAGAAATACATTTGAGTGGTTGGTTTGAAACCGATTTGGTTTTAGATTCAATTACTAGCGGAAGCACTAATCTAAAGTTTAAAACTCAAGGAGATTACGATGCTAGAGTATTATGGGGGCAAAATGAAGAAATAAAAATAGGTAATTACATAGGCTTTGTTGATAGTATTTCTGCTCCGTCTAGTAATTTACACACAGTAGTTTGTAATAATAAATGGCGTTTAGAGAGTGAAACTTTTTTTTCAGTTAGGTCTTCAGCACCTTTCTCAGTCGGAGATAAAATATATCGAAGAAAATGGTCGCCTATAACAAAAACTCTAATGACAAATTTAGAATTAGATACTGATGTTACTTATACAGGATTAAGTGCATTAACAAGTCATACTTTGCCTCTCGATGTTGATTCATTCACATATAAAATAAACGGGGCTACTTTATCTTCTTATACAGATTCTAGATATAATAATGCAGTTATTTTATTTAATGATGTAAATTATACTAGCAGAACTGTTAGAGTTTTATTTGGAGATAGAGTTCATAGTTGCTTTAGATTAGAGCCTGAAAAAACACATTATAGAGAAAATACAGTAAATAGTTTTACAAGTTTGGACTATGCATTTGGTAAATGTTCAGTAGAGTTAGAATTATTTAACGGGGCAGTTGAAGAAATAAGTAAAGATTTTGATAATGGTCAGCCTGTAATAGAAATAGTAGGAAGAGATGATATACGCAAATTAGTTTCTCCTATAATAAATAAAAATACTCTATTTACACAAGATATAATACATTCATCTATTTCTCCTTTACAGAGCATTACTGCGGCAGAAACGAGTGGAGGTGCTTCTGTTACAGTATCGGCTGATAAGGATATCAATAGCACAAGCATATCAATTAGTGGAATTATAGCATCACTGGCAGTGGGTGACGCTATATTTGACACAAATAAAAACTTCATAGGCATAATACAAAGTGGTCATGATAGCACTACATTAACTTTAGAATTTGGAAGTTGCGTTAAATTAGCCTCATCTTCAGCATTGTATATACAAAATAAAAAACCATTTACTTTCAAGAAAGCATTACAAGCCAGCACTAAAAACTCAGAAAGTGTTAGTTCATTACATGGGGCATCAAACAAAGGAGTTTTCTTTAACGGAGGAATAACTGTTGATTCTTCGGGTGCAAAAACCGGAAAATTAGCAGGCTCATCAAAAAATACTACAACAGGAGCAATAGGATATAATTTTGAAGCAATTGCAAATATCAAAAAGGATAGAGCATTTCAATCTAGATTAAAGGATGATGTTAGTGGAAACTATTTAGAAGATGATGTAGTAAACGGCTTGAGTGACTTTGTAATTATTTCTAAAAAAACTGAGGATAAAAATACTGTTCTTCAACTAGCACCGAGAGTAGGACTATATCTAGGAAGGGTTGATGAAAATGATACCTATGATGCAGACAATATGACTCTAGCAAATACGAGTCTTACCATAACCGGTTCATCCTATCCTCATACTCTTACAAACAAAGCCTATTTAACCACAGGTGCGGGAATAGAGGGACTGTTTAAGAGAAATGACCCTGTATTCGTTAAAGAAGTTTCTACAGGCGAATTTACATTTATGGGTTATTTTATTAGGTCTGTTTCTGATTTAGGCGGGACTCATCACTTATTGTTATTAGACAGAGAAATAAGCATAAGTGCTTCAAGTTCTAGTAGCCATCAGATATGGTCACTTATTGGTAAAGATACTACTGATATGTATTTTATAAATAAGCCTTCTTCTTTAATTCAAAAGGCTAGTCCTATAATAAGCAACACAAAGGGACTATTACCTTTCAATATTCATATACATGATACTCTTTCTTCAACAGTAACTACTGATTACATAACTAGATATGGGCCACCATATTACAGATTCTTAGATTTAGAGAGAGGAAATTACAATCTCTTTAACGAATATCCTATAAAGAAAAATACTTCTAATCAAAAAGAAGTAGGTGCATACTATGATTTACCTAGTAAAACTAATTACTATGCTCTCGCTTATAGATTTAGAAATGGATATGTTACTAGCGTTCCAACAATAACTAATTCTCGAAAAGATGACTTTACTGATTTACATGCAAAACAAGGTATGTTTGAGAAAAGAGGAAATTTACCGTCAAGAGGAACTAATTTTTGGGATTACTATTTAACAGGAAACACTGCTCCTAAAAGAAGATATATGTCTAATGAATATATTTCGGGACAAAGAAATTGGGAAAGAAATTTACAACAATTTGATTCTAAAGTTTCCCGCAATTTTTTGTTTACTACCTGTGATTTATTACCAGAATCTGATTTAAGAAAAACAAGTTTATACTATGGTTCTAGAGACTTAAGTGATTTTAGTATTTTATTACAAAGAAATGGTAACGAATCAGAAGTTTCTTCTTCGCACACTAAGTCTTTAGGTGGAGGTTCATCTATATCTAATACAGATGATGAAACGCAGTTGGCTCAAATTGTAAGTGGACCTAATATTAATAATCTTAAAAAATTTACAATGTTAAGATTAGTTGAAATGACATTAGATTGGCATTTTAATTCGGTTGATGCTGAAAATTTACCTGACAAAGAAAAAACCATTGATTTACAACGAGGAAATACTATGGGTAATCTTTTCAAAGTTGTGGATTCGGGAGGTTCAAATGTTACTTTAGCGAGTTCAGACTACGGTGCTGATTCAATAACACTAAATGCTGCTCCAAATAATTTAGAAAATTCAAAAGGGTATAATTTTTATACTGACAATGGAAATTGGATTGGACAATCTTTCGCTCAAACATATGGTGCTACAATTGACTTTGATTCTTCATCGGGCGGAGCAGGTCCGTATGCTAATGATAATAACACAAAAGGAAGTTTAACTGTAATATATGCTATTGATAAGGATGCTCCGGGTTTGTTTATTCAAGGACATGGTAGTAAAGACACATTTGTTGATATGTTTAATCAGCCTATACACATGATAAAAGGAGCAGTATTCCAAAACGAATTATTTGGAAGAAGAGATGGTATGGATGGATATGCTGAAGATAATGACGATGAATATCATGAAGACTTTTTGCCAAATAACATAGCAAGCACGTCAGCCAATCCACCCCATACTTTTAGTCTTACTGATAACATAGCGTCGGCAGAAGCCGAATTATTTGATATTGCTTTGCCGCCTGTATTTACTGTTCCTACATCGTTGCCAACAAGGGCTAATTTAGTGGATAGTTCAGGAACGCAATTAAGAATTAATATCGGACAGGCAGTAAACAATGGCAATAATGTAAATTTAGTTTTAACAGGAACTCCTGTTTTAACGGCAAATAAGCAGTATCATCTATTTACCGAAGCAGGTCATTATTTAGGAAGAACAACGAGTCAGACGTATAGCAGTAGCACTGTTGTTATGGAAAGATTATTTTTATTTGATAAATTACAAACCGCAACCGCAAGTGCGAAAGCCATCAATCCTATGAGAAATGTTCAATATGCTGAAGTCGGAGATGAATCTTTAGTTCGCACAGATGGAAATACTCACAAGTCAGAGGTTCTTAAATCAATATCTAGACTACAAAATAGAAATACATATCAACAGACACTCCCTGTATTCTTAGATAGATATGATATTGAAGATGGAGGACAAGCATCTGTTAGTGCAGGCATGACTTCATCAATGATTATGGAACATGCTCCTTTACTAAATAACTTCCATGCTGAAAGTAATGTAAGTGTTACACATCCTCATAAATTAATGCTTAGAAGAAAATCTCAACAAGGATTTGCTCATTATACAGGAAGCGGTAAAGTTTCCAAAGATGGGGAAACGCCCTTTCAAGCAGATGGAGGATATGTTTTATTTAAGCCATATCTGTCATTTACAACACAAAGCGGCGGCAATCTATACACAGGTTCTCATACAGTAAAAGCAGTGGGGGATAGCACTGACTGTAAGAAATTTTCATTTACAGTTGATGAAGAAGGAACAGGGACTGAAGTTAAAAATTTGTGGCTCAATTATGCACCTAATCTAACAGGTTGTTATTTAGTTAGTTTTAGCGGAAAAACCTTTGGACAAAATTCTAGTAATGAAGATGCATTTGAAAGTAGCGATTCGGCAGCAGGTGAAAAATCATTAAGAGGAACAGGTGAATCTATTCCTCAAAGAATACATTATGTTATTTCACATACAATTACAAGGACTGCTACTAATACTAGACATGAGATAGTAATAGATAACGCTTCATCTGTTGATGTAGCGTATAAAGTTATGAGAGTTGCAGAAAATACTTTTTATGATTTTAGTCCTAAAATTATTAAGACCTACTGTTTATCTCCAACATTTACAAAGAAACCGTATGATGATGAATGTTATTCTGAAATTAAATCCTATAAATACAGAAATACGAAAGGACCGAAAACAGTAATTGAAAATAGAGGAAATGGTAGTAAAACTTATGAAAATACAGGTCACGGCGAAGGAATATCATCAATGTATATTATTGCTGACCCAAGCAATAAAGGCAGTGGTTCACACTTAGTATATAGAAATCAAACTGATATTGCCGGATTACTAAATGATGAAGATAGTTTTACTGCGGGAATGACAGATGGTGAAAATAAATTAAAAACCGATATTAGCGTAGTTTCTAATTCTAGTTTCAATACTCATCAATTAACTTTTAGTAAAATGGCAGAAATGGTTGGAGCAGTTTCAATAGGAGAAATATTTTCATTAAAAATACTTGAAAATATTAAAGGTGATTATGATATCGCAACAATAGGTTGTGGAGTAAATGTTTGTTTTGAAACCGATGAGTTACTCAATGATATATTTGAAGATGAAGGATTAGAATTTACCAAGCAAAATTTAACAGAATATCCTGTGTTTGTTTCTCCTGAGTTTAGAGGAGTTAGTTTATTGGCTGCTGCAAATTCATTACTTAGCCGAAAAGATAGAAAAATATCACACGATAAAAAATTTATTCTTAGAGATAATAACTCAGCACTAAATAGACCTAAAGTAAAAATTTCTGATAGAGACTCAAAGTATAACATTAGAAGCATAAAGAAAGGAAAAAAGTTATTTGATAGTTTTAATGAAGTTATTGTGTATGGAAGAAACATAAAATCTGTTCGTAAAGATATTAGAAAAATAAAAGAAAATGGCAAAAAGACTTTAGAAATTACAGATGAAAACATATATACTCAAGAAGAAGCCGACATAAGAGCAAGTAATTTACTAAAAGTGCATAGTAAAATGGGAGAAACAATTGAAATTGAAGTCAGTGGAAGAGGACTATTTGTTTTGAAGCCCGGTGATGTAATAGAAGTAGAAGGTCAATTTTTATTAGCGAGACAAAATACAATAAGAGCAGAATTTGTTATAGTCGAAAAAGAATACACTATAACAGGATTAACTAAACTAAAATTAGGAGAAAATAATAAAGGTTTAGAAGATAGATTTGGTGAATTACTTCTAGAAAATAAAAACATTAAAGGATTAAGAAGAACTAAAACATTCAAGGAACCAAGTAAATCATCTGACTTCTTTGAAGAAATCAAAATAAAACCAATTAGAATCAAAGCGAGAACAAGAACCACAAGTGGCACTGCGTTTACATTAGGTTTCTCCACACCGTTAAATACTGCTGCCGCTACAATAGGATTCACGGCAGGCACTACTATTGTCTATTCTGATTTATTGGAGGAACAATTATGATTACGGATGCAGCAAAGTCTATTTTAGCACAACATTTAGTTAACACTTTTACTAGAGGAAATGTAGGAACCGGCGGAGATGGTTCAAGTCCTTCTCAAACTACTTTAGATGTTCCTTTACTGGGAGGCTCCGGTGCTGCACATGGCGTATCTATTTCATCGGTAAAATCGGGAGAGAACGTAGTTGATTTCAAAATAACTATTCAAGGAAGTGATTCTAATATTACACAAAGGACTCTAAGAGAAATTTGCATAACTGATGAAACATCAAACAATAATCTTTTGTTAAGAATACCGTTTGAAGGAATAGGTCCGTTTAGTGCAAGTGAAGAAATAGAATTTTTTATAGCAGTTGAGGTTGATTAATATGGCAGATAATGAATACATAAATAGCGGATATATAACAAAAATGGGAGATAATAGCACACATAATGGTTCAGCAGGGCAACCGGTTGACGGAACTGATTTTCCACATTCCGGTCTAATTAAAGCATTAAACGCTATGGCTACAACAGGTTATGCAGGTTTAACTGCTAGCGCAGGAACAGGTTCTAAAAACTTCAATATGCAAATGAATGATTCATCGGGTCTAACTGTAATTACAGTTAGGACAGGTAAGGTAATTAGAGGCGGAGTATTACAAAATGCAACTACTGAAGCAACAATTACAGAAATAATTGATAGTGGTAGTATGACTGATACTTCTATTCAATTTCAAGAAGTAACTGCTGATTCTGCCGGTGCTAATCGCTATCATCTTATTGTAGTCGATTCATCAAATGTAGTTAAAATTAGACAGTCTGCCGGTGTGGATAAAGTAGCCGATTTAAATAGCGGAGATATCCCTATTGCAGTATTAAGAATGCAAAGGGGAGAAGCAAAAGCAACAAGACATATTCAGTATTTAACAAGTTCTGAAACGGCAGGAACAGGAATAACTTCTGCTGATGCAATAGCGGCAGTTGAAGGAGAACCAACATTGGATTTAACAGGAGATGTAACTATTGCAGCAGGTAAAGACTTAACAGTTGATACTAATACGCTTCATGTTGATGCTTCAAACAATAGAGTAGGAATAGGAACAAGTAGCCCTTCAAGTGAACTGCATGTTGAATCGGCTTCTAATCCTACAATAAGAGTGCAAGAAACAGGGCAAACGGGACATACTGAATTAACTTCGGTGGTGGATTCACAAACAAGATTGAAAGCAATCAATAATACTGCATCTGAACCCATTACATTTGATATAAGTCCTGTTTCCACCGCAACCGGAACTGACCAAATACTTAGAATCTTTAGAGATTCCCAATCAGCAGTTGATGGTAATTTTAGAATAAATAGAGTAGGAACTACTACTTCTGTTTTACATGTTTATTCTGACAAAGATGGAACAGACCACAAAATGACAATGGATGGTAAAGTCGGTATTGGAACTACTTCTCCCGATACTGCCTTACATGTTAAAGGAGATGTCACAATATCAAGAACTGCTGATTTAAGCCAAACTAGAATATTAAGTATTGAGGGTGCGAGAAATGCAACGGGAACTAATTACGCACAAATTGATTTAAAAAACTATGACAGTCATGGCCCCTCTTCATATGTCGGTGCGAGAATCGCTGCCATTAATGAAGCAACGGGAGTTGATGATGGAAGTTTAGTATTATCAACGGCTAATGCTGGAACTTTGGCAGAAAGAATGAGAATAACTGATACAGGTAATGTTGGTATTGGTAAAACTAACCCTTCTGCTACTTTAGATGTAACAGGTTCTATTGCCGCCACAACATCCATTGATGGCGATACAATAGCGGCAACCACTTCTGTAACGGCTCCTGAAGTAATAAGCAATGTTTTTCAAAAAGCATTAGGTCTAGAAATGCTTGATGCTGAAGTATTAGATGATAGTGGACAGACTTTCATTTCTGGTTTCAAATCTATGGTATATGTTAATGAATTAGCAAGTAGCGTAATAAACGCCGGACCCACTCCTCATGCACTTGAATTACCACGCGCTAATACTGCTGCTACAACAAGATTAACAATAAAAAATGTAAATTCAGGTAGTGTGGTTTCTCAAAATGCACTTACTATTCTACCTGCACCTTTAGTAGGTGATACAATTGATTTTGGACAAACCGACCATCCTTATGTTACAAGTCCAAATGTAATTACTTTAGCCGTAGGACAATCAATAACACTTCACGCAATAACAGATTCAGGTGGCGCACCAATACAAACAGGTTGGTATGTAATAGGAATTTGAGGCTATTATACTGATAATGCGGGCTTTAAAAAAACTGATTATTAGAATTCAAAAGGCCAAAAAAAATGGAGGGGAAGCCGTTAAGCCTCCCCTCCAAGTTTTGTTTTGTTAGACCAAATGCCTTTACAACTCCTACATTCCCATAGTTTTATTTGTTCATTAGAACCTAAATAAAACCCGGAAATTCTTTTAGCGATAGTTGATTCTCCACAAAAAATACATTTTTGTTTTAAAGTCATCTTTGACCGCCTTTATCATTTCGCATTAGTCTTCTCATGTAATCTTCAACGCTTTCATCAGTGATATTACTACCACCAAAAGCAGCAAAGAACAACAAAAGAAGAATAATAACGAAAACAATTAGGCCAAACCATTCCCAACCGGTCATTACCAATTCACCTCCAAGTCTTTATGTTCTGATTGTTCTAACGAAAAAGCCTTTACTATTCCATTATCTTTACCATATTTCCACAAATCATATACTAACTGTGTATCTTTCATACAATAATCCACCACTTCATCAAATTTACCCATTTTCCACAATTTAGGAGCATCAGCACTATCCATTAACTTAAAATCATTCATAGTGCATTTTACTAAATTCTTAAGTTGGAATCTTTCTCCATGTTCCTTCAATAGTATTTTGCTAGTATCAATATATTTCTTTTCAGATAAGTATTTTCTAATACAATAAATATCTAAAGAATCCCTAAGAATAGGTAAATCAAATGCTGCTATATTATGTCCTAGCAAAACTCCGCCTTTTTGTAAATGGTCGTCTAAATCATACTTTAATTCTCTAAGGCTTTTGATAACATGGCCCGATTTAGCAAAGTTATCAACAGGCTCATCAACATAAACCGTTCCGTTATTGCCATCCCATGTAGCGACTGTTGATACCTGAAACATATGGGTATTACCAAAGCCGCCTATTTCATGCGACATATTTTTTGTTTCAATATCTAATGCTAATACAGACATGCTATCATTCCTTATTAGACCAAAGTTTGCTAATCTTTTCTTCTTCCTTGTTTACCGGTTCCGGTGCATCAAGTCTTCTTTTCAAGAAACAGACTATTTGAGAACCTGCGACAATCAATTGAGAACAACATTCCCAACCATCATCACCATAGGTATTCAAAGTTTCAATGATTACCTTCGGTCCTTTTGCTACTTCAAAGACTAAATATGTGTTTTCCCACTTCATTATTCCTCAACCTCTTTTTTTCGTATGTAATTACTGCGACCATGCTTCTCTTCTTCAAAATTGTGTTTGATGTGATTATATTGTCTATACACCTGTGCTTGTGATTTTTTAAGTTTCTTCATCACTTCTTTGAGATAAGCCGCTTTGTTTACTAAACCATCTTTGGAAGTCGCCGCCATTTTATCAAACACTTGAGTAAATACATCTTCTTGTGCATCAATCGCTTGGCCCCTTCTCTTAACTCTTAGGCTTCGTTCTAACCAATCCACAAGTGTCATATAACTGTGTCGCACGATGGTAGCCGCTTGTCTAACGTTTAAACCCGTAACAATAAATCGCTTATCCTTATCCTTAATTGAAGGAGCAGAAGCAATTGAACAAAGAACCGACATCTTGTATAATATCTTCATTAGTCTAGTAGTAAAGTTACCTGCAATCTTAGCCACGTCTTTTCTAGTATTCATGAGATAGTTTCTCATACTGTTGTATTCTAGTGCTAATACTTGATTGAAGTCCTTAGTATAACTAATGGTTTTAAGAGGGTCGCCGCCTACTTCATTGAATCTTTCTCTTGTTAATTCATAAAGAGAGAATAGAGCCTCGGCGAACCTATCAATTGGTTGATTTACCTCCTCAATTGTTCCTGCCTTTTCTATTTGTTTAAGTCTCATTTGATGCTGAATAAATTCAGGGACTTCCCAAACATACAATAGCATTCTTTGTAATACACCTTTTTGAGCCATAACATCATTCAAGTTACTTGGAGGGTAAGTCATAGCCAATACTGAACGTTCACAGTAGCACTCCATTACTTTACCACTGTATTCTCTAAGAGCCTTAGATATAATCCAAGATTCACCTGCTAAAGAATTCATCAATGTGTTTAGATATACAATTGCATTTTCTTTATGTGCGCTAGTTGAAAATATACCGGAGTATTCAAATTCATCCCAATGGGCTAATCCATTACCTTCTAAGATGCCGGGTCTTCTTTCTTGTTCCCACTGTGGAAGAAGATTACCGACTTCATCTTTCTGTTGAACACTTTCATACCCACCGATAAGAACCGCATCTGTATAATCAGTTACACCAAATGTATCAAATATTCTTGGCATGGGCATAAGTAAATTGTTTTCATCAGTTGTTAAAAACGGAGGATGCTTGCCTCTTTTATTGATTAATTCAAAGGTCTTATTAGCAACCGGTCCAACAAAATTCCATAGTGTTGATTTACCCGTTCCACTTGTTTGAACCCAACAAAAATGTATTCTTGTATCTTCATGATTTCTTCCATTTGGAATAATAACGAAATCTTTTACAACCTGTCCTAAGATATTGAAAAACGAAATACCAGCAGGGATATCATTATAGTGTGATACTTCTATTGCTGATTTTTGAAATTCTCTAACTACTGCCGGAAGTGCTTCACTAAATGCTGCTGCATTCATATTTAGTGTTTCTTCGTAATTTTCCCATTCATCTACATCCTCATACAGGATGTTTGCCTTTTCTTCGTCTATCGTATTGTTATTCATATTTTCACCTTCTCTTCTGAATTTAAGGTGGAGATTATTCTTTTGGCTAAGGTTTCTCCAATACCTTCAATGGCTTGTAATTCAAATGTTGAACACTCACCTATTTCCATAATAGAGCCGAATTTATTTACTAATTCTTTTGCTTTTTTGATTGATACGCCTTTTATGCTACTTAACAAATCTATTCTCAAATCATCTGTTGTAATTCTTTTAAACAATTGTGGTGCTATTGTGTCTCTTGTTATTGGTTTCATTTTACTTACTGCGGTTATTATTAGTGCTGCTTCTTCTTCTGTTTGAACCCAAAAGGGTTTTATGTCTGTATCTAATACAATTCTTCCTATTGCACCTAGAAACTTGTTGTTTAACATAATTGTTCTAGTTGAAATAGGCATTTTACTAGGAGAATGCTGAATTACATTTAGAATGGCTTCCTGCATATCTCCATAGATAATTACAACATTTGTATTGTAATGTCTATCCATGTTATCTAATTGAGTCCAAAGTCTCTTTGACATTACTGAGCCTAAAAAATCCGTTGTTGATTTGGCTTCAAAACAAACATCATCAAAAACATAGTCTCCTATCTCAATCCACTTTTTATCATAAGGTATTCTTATCGCTTCCGCTTTTTGAATTACTAACTTAGATAGTTTGGAGTTTTCTCTTGAATCAATTACTAACATTATTCTTCCTCCTGTAATCTATACAATCGGCATAAGAATTTTTGAGTATAATGCCACTTTCCCTCAATAAGAAGGTGCTGCTTTTTACTTTTTCTTTTAGCAACCCAACCAAAATTCTTGGCTATGTTACGAACAACATGGTCAGATTGTTTTACTTTTCTGTAAGTAATAGAATGAAGAGGATAGTGATTGAGTTTTGAGTATCTGGTAGCCACTTGTTCAACTAATTCACTTAACCAAATTTCATTTTCAGAAATATTTCCTAACTCTTTTTTTGTTACTTGTCTAAGTAATTCCATGTTTAGTTTTTGTCTCATTGTGGGAACCTCCAACATTTTCCTATACAGAAACCTTCACCAATTAGTTTGTCACAATGGGGTGTATTGTAATTATTAAAAACAGTAAACTTAGAATGTTTACGAGTAGTGTCTTTATCCCAATCTAACCAAACAGAATCGGAATTAGCAAAGACCCTTTCTAATTCCTCAACAACTAAATCCAAAACTTTCTTTTTGTCCGAATGTGAAGTTAAATCTCTATATCCCGAAAGCAAATCTCGATACCAAGAAACTAGGTATGCTCTAGCGATATGCGAGGGATTTTCAACCATGATGGCATTATGTAAACAGGGTAGTATAGGAAGTTTTCCTATTGTATCGGGAACGGAAACCTCACCCTCTATTGCTTCAAGAGGGGGTGCTTTAGGAAATACTACCTTGACCGAACCACCTTTTTTGAAAGGAATATGTCTAGGCCTTGAGGCTAAATCAAGAATACCGTCTAGCGTAAATGATAATTCATTTTTTGTTAATGGAATACAATAATAGGGATTACCTTCATTATTAGAGGATGACATGTTTACTGTATTTGGCACTCTTCGCAATCTTGTTGTTTGCCCTACTCTTTCATCTAAAGTATTAGGATAAAAGTTAGCATCAAGAGTCTTTTTGATTTCTCTAAAGAAAACTTGTATGTTTCTTATGTTATCTGTTCTTTCACCGAATAAGAAAAGATGAAATCCCCTTCCCGAAAAGAAAAGAGTATATTCCCAATTATTCTCAAGAACTTTTTGCATTACCATTTTAACATCTCTCCACGCTCTATCTAAATCATTATCATGGCCGTCAAAATCCAAAAACACTCTGTCTAAAACAACAGAAGATTCTATTTTCGCTTTTTCTGAAAAATGTTCAAAGTCATATACAGTTGTATAAACATTGGTTTTATTATTTTGAGCATTAACAAACTGAACATATTCATTCCTCGACCACGCTATTTTCCTCTTCATCTGAGGTGCGTTCTTTATGTGACTTCCCGCCCATACTTCTCTCGGATATTTCATTATTATTCCCTCCAAAATTTATTGTTGCTTTACTTAGCATATTCTTAATTACTTCTGCTATATCACCTTTCAAATAAGTTATCACTACTTCTTTAATAGCCTGTTCAAATCCCATACCTACTAAGTTTTCATTTATTCTAATATCTCTCACTAAATCTATTCTTTCAAGTAAAGTCATTTCAGACCATACTTCTTCGGAAAGGATTTGTATTGTCGAAGTTAAATCAGATATTTCATTAAATGTCCAATTTTTAGCCAAAACTTTCTTTTTAATTAATTCTTTCAATAGTGAACCCCCTTCATTCTTGCTGGTAATACTATATCATAATTACAATCATCACAACAATATCCTCCTTTAGATAACATGTGACCATATCCTTCAATTTCTTTTTTACATAATTTACATTTCATTTAGTCAACCCCATGTATTAGCATTAGCAGCATCACAGATACCAAAGTAACTACAATGTGAACAGGTCTTATAGTAAAATTTAGGTTTAAATTGTTTCTGTTCATAAGCATAAAGCAATTTTGCTATATTGTTTTTAACAGAAGTCATACTTCTAGGCTTCACCTTTTCAACAAAGACATAATTTGAAGCAGGGTAATACCATCCCCAATGAGTAACAGGAGTATCTTTGTCAATTCCCAAGAATTCAAGCACTTCTTCTGAAGAATTTTCAATCATTAGTTGATAAAATGCCATTTCTTGTCTCATAGAAGTTGTTTTGTAATCTTTCCACGCACCTGTCTTATATTCAAAAGGTATTAAGCCTCCATTTTCTATGAAAACCCTATCAATAATACCTTGAAGATGAACAGTATAGTCTCTATTAAGGGAATATTCTTCATAATTATTCCAAGCACCACCCTTATACGGTCCAGCAGGTATAATTATCTCACAATCAAACAATTCTTCATTAATTGCAGGTAAATATTCATCAATCTTTCCTTCACTCTTTGCTTCTATGAATCTTTGTGCTTCAAATGCAGCGACTGTCAAAGAAATATCAAAATACTCATCAACAGGCATTAAACTATTACAATATTCGATAATTTCTGAGTTATTCATATCTGCTGCCTTCTTAATATCAAATTCATTAAAGAAATTTTCTCTATGGTTATGTAAAATCGTTCCTTTTTTCATGGCTTCAGTTTGGTCTTGAGGTAATCTCTCGATATAACTAAATTCATATTTCTTAGGACACCAATTAAACGAACCTAAAGATGATTTACTAATCTTTAGTATTGGCTTAGTTGGGTCATCATAATTTTCTGGTAGCCATTTGTATGTATATCCTCTCATTGATGCTAACTTTGCACCGTATTTTTCTTCTTTATTCAAAACCATTCCTCCAAACTCATTTGTATTTTGCCCGTTTTAATGCTGCTCAAATCCCATCCCATAGAATTGTAAATGGGTTTTGCTTTATCAATTACCTGTTGAGCATAGTGTTTCCAATCGGGCTTTACATTTTTAAAATCTTTTAATGTAACACCGGAAACATATTCCACTTCTCTTCTTTCATGAGTTAGCGGATTAGTATAGTAATCATTCGCTTTCACTTTTAGGAAGAGGTAAGAGTCATCAAACTCCATATTTTGTTTTTCCCAACCATAAAGCACACCTGCAATACCGGAACCAATAGAAGGTTTCTTTCCTTCTAGAGTAATAAACTTAGAAGAATCGGTAGCGCATTTCTTACATGCTTTGTGTTTTAATTTAAGACACTCTTTCAAGTGATATTTCTTTTTACAAGTAGGGCATTTTACCATGAACCTGTTTTTTCTAAGGCGACTTCTTTTGATAATAGTATCAATTTTAATTTCTCCTTTGATAACAGAATCGTAGGTATCATGCAAATACTTGTTGATTTCTGCTTGTGATTTATTTTCAACCCACATTTTTAATACAGTTGTTTGCACTTCTTTTGCTAATATTGTTTCACTGACCCTTTTAGCAGTAAAACCCGTCATAGTAAACTTAGGTTCATCTAACCAATTACCATCTTCCCAAGATACTAATCCTGCGTTACGATTTTTAGTTAAACCTACACCCAATGCTGAAAAGTATTTTTCAAACTCTAAAACTACGGGATGGTTATCTAATCCCAAAATATTAGGAAAATGTTCTCTAACATTTTCTTCTATTTTCTTGATAGCAGTTTGGGCCTTTTTAACAGAATCAATCTGAACATAGATTGAATCAGTGTGCCCATAAACTACTTTCATACTCCGCCCACCTTATCGGGTGCATAAATAGAATTATTAAAATTCAATTCAGGATGCAATTTTTTAAGGTCGTTCTGTATTTCATGGACTGCCTTTGCCACAGAATATACTGGAACTCTTTCTTCAGATTCAGATTCAAGTAATCTTAGTCTTTTTTCAAGACCCTGTATTCTTTCCACTAGGGCTTCGTTTTCCATTGTTAATCTCTTTATTTCTTCATTCAGTTTTTTTATTTCATAACTATTCATAGTATCACCGTCACTATTGTTAAAATGGTTGCTATGTTTACGATATTTACCATCATCAATATCTTATTTGATTTTGCTATCATAGCCAGCAATTCCTCTAATAACTCATTCGTCTTGTCCATCATCATCTTTATCACCTTGAATATCAATAATGATAGCATTACGCTTTATGTTATTCATCATTTGAAATAACTCCTTTACTTCCTGTAAAGTAGTTTCCCATGTTTCTTCTGTATCATATGTTACTTCAACTTTTACTATTTTCTTTTTCATTGTCTTCACCTTGTATAAAAATCTCCCACGATGTTTTCCTATCCGTATGCATATTCTATTTAGGAATTGGCCTAAACTAATATTACTAGGAGTATAGGCAGTGCCGTGTTTTTCTATTAGAGCAGTCTTTACATTTTGGGCAGTAAAGGGTTCTTCTAATTCATAGATTAATTCCTTTATCCTTCTTTGGCTATGTTGATTCATCGAAATACCTCCACATAGTCACAAGAAATACAACCTAATACTCCCGCTTTATTCTGCCAAGAATGCAAATGAGTATAGGCTTCTAGGTCTTTCTTTTTAATTATTCTCAATGAATCTCTTTTACCGCACATAGGACATTTCATGCTTCCAACTCCTTTGCTGCAAAAGCCGCTAATCTAATTGCTTCCCTAGCACTAGCAGTAATACTAGCGGCTAGTTTTACATTAGCCCAACCAAACCCTTGAAACGCAATAATGCCATAAAAGGAGGCTGATAATCTCTTAACTGCCATTTGATTATTATGCCATTTCGCATACTCTAATTTATCTTCTGCTGATTTCATTCTCTTTTTGTAATAGTCTCTTAACTCTTTTAATTCTAAGATAGCCTTTGGTAAAAGACCCAATTCATCAGTTTTGAAATACACCATATCTGTTTCTGTAACTTCACTGAAGTCTCTAGGAGTTAAGATATTTGCACCAAATTCAGTAGGTATTTCAGAAAGAGTTTCCCAAGAAATATTTCTTGCTACAATCATACTAGGATATAGTCCTGCGAAATCAAATGCCGCTACTCCTAAATGTAAACCATTTGTTCCTTCACTTTCGGGATGATAAATCATAGCCCCTTGATAATCTTCACGCTTTACATTTTTATTTCCTGTTGGTGCTTTCCACCACGCATTTCTCATAAAGTAAATACTACCCATGTGAGAAGCATAGAAACAAGCATCAAATGGTGCTTTTAGTAATCTTTGTAATGAAAGAATTGCTTCACTGCAATAATTAGTTTCATCTAATTCAACAATTAACTCAACATCTTTTATTGCATAATCAAGATATGTTTGTGTATCTTCTAACCAAGCCCTACGATAAAACTCATTTGTATCTGAAAACTTCTCAGAAACTAATTTCTTTTTATTAAGGACTAATTCACCAACATAATCGAGACTCAAGGATGGTAACGTTCCCCTTTGAGAATCGTTCCATTGTCTCTCAAAAGCAAGGTCTAAACTGAGGGTTATGCGGCCCCCTATAGGCTGCTCAATAGGAGAGAAGCCATTTTCACTATAAGCAAAAGTAAAGCCATCCTTGCTCTTTTTAACACCCTTAATGAATGAAGTCGGTGACATTCTATTAGGGTCAATTCCTAAAGCACAACACCTTTCAAGCAATTTAGGTATATCAGCAAAGTTACCAAACCATGCAATCAACATATCCGGGTCTTTCTCTATCATTGTATTAATGAAATGTTCAAGCATATCCTTTTCATTATCAAATACATGAAGATTAATTTCATCAGAATCTAATTTTGTTTCTTCTGTTATATTAGGAAACCACACCCATTGGCTATATTCCAAATCATAATTATCATACATTACAATAGTAGTAATCTTATCATGATGTTCTCCACCTTGTTGCCATTCCATATCCCAATACCATTTACGCATTTTATATTCGGGCATTTCATGTATATTATCAACCGCATATCTAAAATGATAAGGAACATCTGCTTCATAAGTTGTAGCAAATAATTCTTTAGCCTTGTAAACATCAAATGAATTATCAACATAAACTTTCTTTAGTTTATTACCTTCAAGATTAACCCAATCACCTTCTTCATAATCAAAATCTCTTTCAAGATATTTACTAGGCTTGTAACTAGGTATTTCTCCACTTGAATCTAGAATGTAAAAGTAAGGTCTAAAATTTACTGTTTTAGATTGCTTTACTCCATTCTCTCTCCAAGATAAGTATATGCCTTTTCCATCTTCTGTTTTGCTTATTATCATATTTATTCACCCATTAACATATGGTGCTTTTATTAAAATTCTATCATCAGAAACTACTAGCAAAGGAAAGTCATCCTTTACATAGAAGTTTAGTAATTGTCCTTCTTTGAAAAAGGAATAGAGAGGGCCACTAAACTCAATAGTGGCTGGCTCTCCTAAAACAAACATAGGTTCTATCTGTTCTTCATATTTATTCTGAACATTTAGTCTAGTCGAAAGGTTAGTTACACCTTCATTAAAGTCTAATTTATAGACACCGCTTTTCACTAACTCACAATTCTTAATTGCAGTTGTAAATGATTTTAACGGTAAAGTAAATGCACCTTCAAATTTACCTTGACCAAAGTTAAACAATACTTCGGGCTGAGGTTGATAACTCACATGATTAATCATATTCATCATTCTAACAATTGCACCTTGATTCGGATGATTAACTACTAATGGAATAGAAGCCTTTCTGCTTCCATTAGAAATAACAATAAAATCACCGGAATCAAACTTCATGTTTCCTGTAAAGGAACGAAGATAAGGAAGAAGAAGGTCAGTATCAATTACTACTGAGCCATCTTTCTCTCCTTCGACTTCCAACACAATACTAGCGATAAAGGTATTATCTCCATTATACATAGTTAGAGTATTATCTCCAAGTAAACAATAAACATACTGGCCTAGACTAGAGTTAGTAAATCCTGTGCTTGTCAAATGTTTACCCTTTACTTGTAAACTTGTTAATGCTTCTTTTAGTAAATCTGTTTCTATTGTAAATATCAAATTAATCCCTCTCTTAATTCAGAAATACCATTCCACTTTACAGTTCCTTTACCGACCTCTAAAGTTTCCCATGTTTTTCCAACTAAGGAAGTATTAGATTTACTACTTTCTAATGTTGATTTGTAAATAACATCACCCTTTCTAAGGGTTCTTTTAGTATTGATGATTTGGTGAAGGTAATCTCCCCAATTATGCCAATTCGGTTTAGAACCAATTACTTCTCCCGTTGCCCCATAATCTGCTTTAGCATGAGTAATATACACTTGGTCACAATCTAAGTTCTTACACATCATCAAAAGAGAATAGAAAGGTGCATTTCTTTTACCCCATTCAAATTTCATCTTTTGTGGTTTACCAATCTTAGAAGAACCTGTTACATGTAGTGTGCAGCAATCTAACCACTTATCCACTCCATCGAATACAAAGAGAACATTTTCACCATTACTAATTTGTTCCTTTACAAAAAGAACAAAATCTTCTGAATTTTGTTCAGACTTTTGAATATCTAATTCACCATTAGCATTCCTAACTTCGGGATTCCAAAGTGTAATTCTGTCTGTGCAATCATGATTCTGTCTCCATGTTGGTTCGCAACCATCATCCCAATCTAAGACATAAATTTTCTTAGATGGAAAATCTAATGCTAGCCCGCTCTTAACTGTTTTAGGCTCTCCCCAAATACCACATACTAAACGGTTATTTCTCTTTAACCTAGTATCTGTTTGTTCTTTTAGTTTATTTCTAAAAGCCGCCACTCTAGCATTGTTGCTTGTTTCTATTCCTACTGCTTCTGTTTTCTTATTGTCTGTTAAGCCCATATAATCGCCTCATTATCTATTTTTGTTCCTTTTCCATTTGCTATTGACCAATTTCTTATTAGGTCTTTTACGTCATCTATTGTTTGACACATATAAGTCGCTTCTTTAGAGCCAATGTGAAGTCTAACTAGGTATTTACCTTCTTCTTTCTCATTATTTCTCCAAGTAATAAAATCAACTTTTTCAAGGTCTACAATATATGTTCCTTTTTTAATTAAAAATTTATTTTCTTGTAATATCATTTTATCCCCTCAAGGGTAGGGCTTTGCACCCATTTGAGCATCAATTTCTCCAATTAGTTTATGCTTACACTAAAAGCCCCAAGCGTGGAGTTAGATTTCAAAACCAATCAAAGTCTTCTTCAATTGGTTGAGATACTTCAACTGCTGAACCATGTTTGATTAAGCAGTAAATACCGGAAGTATTGATGGTTGCAGGTTCAACTACTCCATCAATAGTCCTTTGACTTGTTCTTCCGACAACAAATACTGTTGAACCAATACCGAAATCTAGAGTTAAGTGTTCGGGAACCCAACAAGTTACCATTCCTGAATCATCTTCATAATTCATTTCAGTATTAAGGTCTGTAATGTTAATGATTCTGTTACCATTCTTAGTCGGCATCATGTTCATATTACAAACTGTTCCCTCAGTAATAACATATCGCTCTTTAGAAGGAAGTGCTTGTCTTTGTATATGTTCTCTATCAATATCAAACAACATGATAATGTGTTCATCAAAGTGATTCTTTAGTGCTTCTTCAAAGTTAAAGTTATCCATGTTGCGATAGACATTACTTTCAGGGTCTAACTCAGAATTTAGAGAAAGACTACCAACAGTCAAATCTGTTGCGCCATAAATGTCTGTGCCATTAGAACCTTCTACACAAAGGAAATGAACCCATTCAAAGGTATTAGGAGCGAAATCAACTCCACCTTGATTCTTGTATGAGAAATAATAGGGTCGCATTTCCCCGTTATTTACAGAACCAAAGAATACACCACTTCTTCTCATTTGTTGTGCAGGAAGAGGTTTACCGTAGTTAGCATTAGTTCCACCATTCATGTAAGTAGCAGTATTATCTAGAGGAATGTAAATTCTTCCATCTTCCATAATTTCTGCTCCTTCCGGTAGTGTATTAACAGTAACTTCTTGATACTCATTCTTGTGATAACGAGAAATAACAAACTTTCCTAGAGCATTTTCTGTTGCTACTGCAACAATACCCTTCTCAAGTGCATTGTCTTCATCACGCAAAAATTCTTCTTTTGCCTTGTTTCTGTTCCAAGCCATCATATCTCTAGGTGCATCTAGGGAAACAAAGAATCCAAAAGCAGCCTTGAAAAGAGAGTCATCTTTCTTTTCGCCACTGTCGTTTTGCCTTCTAGCATTTGCTACATAGTTTCTCCATACACCAATTGATGCAGGGTTGCCGGTTTCAAGTCCGTTTGCGGAACAAATTTCCTCAAACTTCGCTATCGCTTCTTCAACGCTCATACCAATGTATTGTGCGCTTTTTTCAATTTCTGCTTTTATGTTTTCATTCATATTCTTTCGCCTCTTTTTTCATTGTTTTTCCTAAAGTAATTGTCCCACCATCCATGATAATAGCACTTTGGGAGTCATTGTATTGGAACGCCATTCACTTTCACCTATCGTTCTTAGATACTTAAATTTAGCAATGCTATCCATTTCTGAGGATACAATTGCATCATGAAGGCCAACACAGATTTCTCTGACTGTTCTGCCTTGATAAAGTAATTCATGTAATTCACCGAGTATATTTTTATTTTTATTCTGTAACTTATTTAATATTTTATTGTATTCATCTAGTGAAGTTTTCAATTGCACTGCGAGGCCTTTGTTGCTTGATTTTGCTGCCTGCAATTCTGTAACTGCTCGCCTCATATCACCATTCATCGCATATATAAAAGAAGACAACTCACTGTCTCCAAAGCGAGTGATTTTCTCCTTAACGAGTATTGATTTGATGACCTCCATCATCAATTGATTAGATAATGGCTTAAAATGATAGTTAGCACATCTACTCTGTAAAGCAAAGATAATTTTATTTTTATCATTACAGGTAATAATAAATCTAATATTATTAGAATATCTTTCCATAATTCTTTTTAATGCATTTTGAGCGTCGCTAGTCATACCATCCATTTCGTCAAGTAGAACAATTCTAAATGGTGAATTACCTATTGTCCCACTTTGTGCAATTTGTTTAATTATTGTTCTAACGGTTTCTAGTCTTCTATCATCAGATGCGTTTATTTCAAAGAAGTTATCATCAAATTCTTCTGCTAACATTGTTCTTGAAAATGCAATACCGGCAGTAGTTTTACCATTACCGGGCTTACCGTAAATCAAAAGATTTGGCATATTTCTTTCTTCAATCCATGTTTCTGCATCCATTGTAAAATGTTCTTGACCTACAATTTCATTCAGAGTCTTCGGCCTGTATTTCTCTGTCCATAGCATTTTTATTCCTCCAATATTTAATTCTTTTATTTCTATAACTGCCTTCACCGGTCTTCATAATTTCAAAAAATGGATGATGATATAGTAATGAAGATACTTGGCGACGTGTAGGGATATTTCTATATCCTAAATCTAATAATCTAGTATAAATCTCTGCGGTGGTAAGTCCTTCTTCTTTAGAAAGGATATCAACCATTAGAGATATACATCTTTCAGTATTTTCTCCCATAAAATTACCACCCATTGTTCGTATTGCTTTTCTCTCTTCTAATATTTTCTTCCATCTGTTTTTGTTCAATTTCTCGATGTTGTTCTCTTAAGAAAATATCTTTTCTCATATCTGCTGCCCTTACCCAATAAGTAGGGTCATCCATTTCTAATTCTAATTTAATTATATTTTTAGTATGGATAGCGATTTGCTTTTTGCCCTTTGCTAGGATAAAAGTCTCTGATAAAAACATCAGAGTCGGTATTAGCAATTGACCGGTTTCTTCTCTTTCTTCACCATCAACTAAGTATGTGATGGTTGCTTCTGATACATGGTATTCTTTGTTAATCATATATATTCACCTATTGTTTTTTGTTCTATTATAATTGGGTCAGTTTTCTTTTTACGACCTGTTCTTTTTTCGCCAATTTGTAGCAGTCGGCATTCTGCGTTGTTCAATTTTGTTTTGGCCCAATCTCTAAAATCTTCATCTTTACAAAGTTGTTTTAGAACTTTGGGATTCTTAACTCCTAATCTTCTAGATAAACTAGGTATCTTAGAATAGGTTCCTCTTTTTGGCATGGATATTCTAAATAATCCTTCGCCATTGTGGACATACGCTAACATTTCATAGAAATATCTTTGACTCCACCTTCTTTTTACTACACCATCAATAAATAATAATTTATTGGGATGCATATTTTCAATCAACCATGACATTATTTGAGTGTCAGACGGTTTATTGAAAAGCAATAACTCAGCAACTAAATCTCTATCTTTAGTCTTTAGATAATCGGAAACTAACGAATATGTGTCTCTCTCGTATGAAAAAGGACTTTCACTATGAGGTGCTATCATTTTGATTTCATTTTCTAAATAGTTAAAAGAACCTGCTCTTTTGATTTTGCACATATCTCTAATTGATTTAGGAACACCTTTTTCATTTATTGAAGTCAAAACTACTTGTCCTTGATAACTTCTAAGTATTGAAACAATCTTATCAGTTTGTGGTTTATAGTGAACATCTTCAATAATTATCCCATCTTCTTTAGGATGAGAACCTACATCAAAATCAAAATCGTTAGCGTAAACTATTTTTACATCGTTACCAAAGTTTCTATCAAAAAAGGTTTTTGCTTTAGTTGATTTACCCGTTCCTGTTTTTCCTGTTAGTAATATCGCTCTATTCGTATTCATATTCGTTAGTCCCATTTGACTCACCTTGTATTTTTATTATTTTTTCAAATTTTTCTAATTTAGACATGTTAGAATTTTGCACATCTAATAAGTCTTTTAGTAATTCTAAATCTTCACTAAGAGGTATGTCTCCTAGTAAAGAAATAATTTTACTTTGGTTTTCTTTTTTCCTAGTGCTTAGAGGAAAAGGTTGTTTGCTAGTAGGTTTAGTAAACACAATATTATGTTGTAATAGGCTACGATTAATTCTTTCTAGGAATTCATTACTGCCTCTAAAACCAAATGCTATTTTGACACTATAGCCTATGGTTCTTCTATCATCTCTGTAAATATTCAGTAGTGTTTTGCCGTTTCCTATTATTATTCCTTTTAATATTTCTTTACTATACATAACTACCACTTAATTTATGTCCTAAGTAATCATATTTGTATCTTAGATACCTAAGACCATCCTGTATAATTTCAATAATCATTTGGTCGTCTTCTATTGTTCCCGCAAAAACAAAGGTTAGGCTCGTTCCTTGAAACGTGTCCCATGCTCTTGCTTGTTTTTCATCAATAGGGTCATAAAAAACTGCAAAATTATTATTCAAATCATTATTTGCTAATTGAATAATTACTCCCTTAACCAATAAATCGGCTTCTTCTTGAACCATGTCGCCATAAACAATAAAATTCATGCTTGTGGCTAAACCATGTTCATCTATCCAATTTTGAATTTCGGGGTCATTAAACATTAATTTTCCCTCATATATTCTTTATTTGAAGGCCAATATCCCGCATCGAAATCGTTTGTTTCTAACCAAAATATGTGTGCTTCTGTAATTCGTTTGTGTCCGAGGGATTTAGCACTTTCTTCTGCTTTGGCTAATAAATTAGCAATAGCGGTTTCTGCCCACTCAGCCAAAAAATATTTTGCATTTTTACTAACGGATAGGTTAGTTGATTCTTTTGCTAATGATGAAATTCTAATTATACTCTTTCCTTTGTGGGGCGGAGTTACCTTTTTTTCCGGCACTACTAATTTACCATCTTTAACATAAGGACACTCATCTATCTTCACTTTTTTAGGTCTTCCACTACCCGTTGTAATATCCTTTAGATGTGCATAACCATCTTCCAGTTTAATACACCTATAAGTGATAGCATTGATGATTGTCATTTCACCGTCTTTAATCATTCTAATGCCTCCACATCACCTAATGTGTTAGCGTCACTAGCAAACTTATCGTTACGAATTCTGTTACATCTCGGAAATCTAAGACCGATGTTTTCATCTTTGTCTCTAGACACTAAATCGGCTGATACTTCTAAGACTACTCTAGGTAAGAAGCGATAAACCCCATCAGAATATTCTTCTATATTCATTCTTAGTTGATTAGTTAGAGATACTAAATCAGCATCACTAAATCCTGTTCCTACTTGACCAACAGAAACATATCCATTTTCTGACTTAACTCCTATTTCAAAAGTCCCAAATACATTTGCTCTTTTACCTTCACCGTATTTTGCTGAAAGAATAACAACATCTAACTCTATTCTAGGTGGTTTGTATTTAGCCCAACCTATACTTCTTTTACCCGGTTCATAAGACATATTGGAATCCTTTACAATAATTCCTTCAAAGCCTAAATTTATTGCTTGATTGTAAAATGCCAATGTGTCTCCATTTCTATCCATTCTGTGTGCTTGGTCAGGCAAACGACTGAAGTAATCTATTCTTTGCCAATAAGGCAAATCCATAATAGTATTATGATTAAACTTAAGGCAATCAAAAATAACCCACTTGACTTTGACCTTTTCTCTTGCTTCTGCATGGTTTTTAGAATGAACCCTAGTCGCCATTAGTTTATGTTCAGCAGGAGAACCATCATCGTTTATTGGATATATTTCACCATCTAGAATACATGATTCTATTTCATAATTCCTAACACTTTCAACCACATCAGAAAACTGCTCAGTAACAATATTTCCTTTGCGGTTAAAAATAATCACGCTTTCTTTTTCTTTGTGTATTTGGTAACGATTACCATCATACTTGAAATCAACTATGCGATTTTCCGGCCATTTATTCATAGGCACTTCTTTGGCTAGCATAGGCTTTACAAATTTACCATGCACTAAATTACAAGCAGGTGTTGTGTCAATTGAATAACAATTAACTACTACTTCTATTGAATTAAAATTCAGATGTTTCTTGACTTCACCTATCTTTTTACCGTAGTGTTTTGCTATAATTTTAGCAACAACCCCTTCATTAATCCCATTTCTAGGTGTTCTTAACCAATAGCGAATAAACCACTTTCTAGCCTGTGAAGACATAGATAATATGCATTCAGCAATTAACTTCTTCTGAACAGAATCAATTTTACTGCAATCTAAAGTTAGTAGCCTAACGATAGATGTAAGAGAAAAATCGTTTGTTTTCTCAGCACTAGATTGAAGATGATATACCGCATCACCTAAGTCATTAAAAGTCTCATATTCTGATTTCATTTCATCATTGAACAAATCAAAGATACTAGCCATCCACTTAATCGCTTTAGATACACCAATATTATTGGTTGGATAATCTTGCGCTAGTATTCTAAGCAAACTTATCTTATCATTAGTATCAGTAAATGATACTGTCAATGCTCTATTTATTTGTTTAATTTGTTCTGTTGGCGTTGTTCTATCACTAGCCTCTAACAACCTACTCATGTTCTCCCATGTCATCCAAAATCACTTCCATATTTTGATTTATTTTTAATATTAATTCTCTAATTAATTTGCTCATTTTTCCGTCATTGGTTTCGCTAAAAGCCCACATCATGTTTGCTAAAGATACCCATTCATTCTTGTTCATTCGGTTCACCTTCCTTTTTAGGTGAATCAAGAGAACCTAGAAGTCTTAGAAAATTAATCATCATTTGATTAATTACATCAACCTCCTCATATTTTTCCATTTCAATAAACCTGTGCATCATATGAATTAAGGTTGCTTGAGTCATGGCAGGAGAAATCTTGGCAAGACTTCCATTGGAAAAGATTTCCCAGTAGCAAACATATGATGCCCTTGCTAGATAATTTCCTGTTCTAACATCACTATAACCCTGATTAAAATGGTCAAGTGCTGGTTTATTTTTTAACTTCATGAGTTTAATTCTATTCTGTTTAACCCACTCCTCAAATCTTTTATTGTTAGTTGTAATCAAAAATAGTTTATTACTCATGCATCCTCACTCCTTGATTCCAACGTAGTTATTAGAAACACTAGACTATCCTTTGCTTTTTCATAATGTTCATTATGAAGATGTGCTAATATAACCGAGCATAAACCTATAATTGATTTTACCATTATTTCTTGGGCCTCTAACATTTGGTCCCGCACGTTCTCTAGTTTGCCTTCTATAATTTTTATTAATTCTTTATCCATTATTTTCACCATCCATAAATTCTCTAATCTTTCTATAAAATGTCCCATAATGTAATTCAATGTGTTGCTTTGTCATTCTGCAACCTCTTCCGCTATTAGGCGGCATCTCCATTTTACTTTCAACATACTTAGCAAATAAATCAACAATATCAGAAGATAAAACGGCAAACTTTTCCGTCGTTCCTTGTGAATATTGTCTGTCTTTATTTGCGGCTTTTAATGCATTTCTGCCTTGAGTTTCAGTTACTCTCTTCATTTAATTCCCTCTTTAAAATCTTTAGCAATTTTACTGCTTCCTTTCTGTTTAGTCTTATTCCTTTATTTGTTGGTTTGTCATTCTTAAACCATCTAACATCTATCACATCTAATTTCCAATAGACTCCTTTTTTAATTAGGCACTCATTTTCAGCGTCCCTAACTATTCTTCCTATGATTTCAAAATCATCTGTCAATTCATCCACCCCTGTTTGAATTTATTCAAATCCTGTTTCGATGTAAAATATCTAGGAGTATCTAATTCGTCAAGACGATTAACTACCCAACAAACGCCTCCTAGACTTGATATTTGCACTACCTCATATTGACCGTTATTTATTTCAATAACCTCAGAAGTATTTACTTCCGGCACTAATCCATATTTTTTAGTAATCTCTCTAGCAACATCATGTATATTTTCAACAACATACTTGATAATGTGCGCTCTTTGAATAGGTATTTTAGGTGCAACATCTATTGCTAGATTGCCTGTCATGTTACATACTATACACTTGTTTCCTTTACAAATAGGACACTTTATTTTTGCTTTATGCGGTGCAGGTAAAGTTACAGTAATTGCCTTTTTTACCATTACTTCTCTCTCCTTTGGACTTTCATTGTTCCGTCTTTGTTTTTAGTAAGAATAGTCATCGAACCATCTTCATAGACAATAGTCATTCTTTCAATAGTTTTGTCGTCGAACATATTTATTCCTCCAACAATACTGCTACATCTGTCGAATAGAATAAATTAGCGATAGATAATGCCGCTAAGAAACTATTCTTAGTTACCTTTACAGGGTCATATACTCCAAACGATGTTAAGTTACAAACATCACCTATCAAAGCGTTGAAACCTATATTTTCACTAGGAGATAAATTATCCAAAGACACATTCGCATTACTATTACTAATCAATATTCTAATTGGTTCATGTAATGCATCAACAAACCAACTTAAATCATGGGTGTGACCGGTAAAATTACTCTTTAGAATGTTTGCTGCTCTAGCCAAACTTAGTCCTCCGCCTACTACGATTCCTTCTTCTAAAGCGGCTTTTGTAGCATTCAGAGCATCATCTAATCTTTCTTTCTTTTCTCTCATTTCAATAGAAGAAGCAGCCCCAACTCTAATTGTAGCAACTCCACCATTTAATCGAGATATTCTTCTTTTGAGTCTAGCAGCATCATGTCCTGTAACGTTTTCAAGAGTTTCTTTTAGTGCTAAAACACGGCTAGAAACATCTCCTTCTGCCCCCACAAAGGTAGTCTTTTCTTTAGTGATAGTAATACTTTGACAGGTTCCAAAATCATCTATTCCATTAAAATCAGTCGGGTCTGCTTTCATATCTTCATTAAAGATTCTTCCACCAATTAAAGACTGAACATCTCCTAATTCATCAACTTGAGCATCACCAAAGTTAGGTGCTAGAATTACTGCACATTCAATTGTTTTATTGACTACATTCATCAACAGATTGTTTAGTGCTGAACCTTTCATACCTTTACACATAATGAGAAGAGGTCGCTTTTCTTGTGCTGCAAACTCTAACATTGGTAAAACGTCACTAAAGTTTTTGAAGGAACAGTTAGATAAGAATACTAGAGGATTAGAAAACTCAACCTTTCCATTTTCAGAATTAGCCATAATATGACTAATATATCCTTCATGAATTTCCATTCCTTCTCTAATAACTAATTCAGTAAGGTGTGATTTAGATTCCTCGACAGTAACAACACCATCTCTTCCTACTTTAGACAAAGCATCAGAAATTAGTTTACCCATTTCGCTATCATTGTTAGAAGCGATAGTAGCGATATCTAGTATTTCGTCATCATTTACTTCTTGACTTAAATTATCTAGAATATTACACATTTCATCTCTAATAGTTTCCATTAGTCTGTTAAATGAATGAACAGTAATTTCACCTGTTGAATCCATTATTCTGTGGCATAATGCCTGTGCTAGAATACAAGCGGTTGTTGTTCCATCACCACTTCCTTCTTGTGCTTTGCTTGCTAAATTCTGAACCAATTGAACACCCATCTGAACATATGGGTCATCACTTGAAATATACTTAGTGATAGTTACACCATCATTAATTACAACCGGAGGATTTCCTTGTAGGATTACAGTCTTAGCCTGTGGTCCTAATGTTGGTTTAACAGTATTAGCAACCAAATCAATTCCTTGTAGTAGTTTTTGTTTTACTTCTTCGCCTTGAATAATCATTCTTCATCACTCTCGACTATTGCAAATATGTTTTGGAAAGGAACAAACAGATATTTTCCATGTCTCTTGTATATATGACTATCATCATAAATCACTTTACAACCGTTCATATCTGGTTCTTTTCTATTAGAAACAACTAATCCTATATTGTCGTGCTTAATCTTAATTCCACTTTCTGTGGTGTTTTCTTCGGTTTCTATAATTACATAATCTCCTACTGCTATCATTTCTTCACTCCCTTAAATTTATTTTGTCTTGCTATTTGGCAACATACTCTAATCTTATCCGTTGAATGAAGATTCCAAAACTCTCCATTCTCCCAACCAAACTTATGTTCAATGTATTGGCATAATTGTTTACGGTTCATTTCTTCAAAGTCATCATCTATTTCTATTCCTAGAATAGGGCCACCTTCATTCTTTAGAAATGAATCTAGAATAACATAAACTCGACCCATTCCGTTAATTGTTTTTCTAAGCAGCCACTGAATCATAGAATCAACCCCGGACTTTTATCGTTAGGATGTCTTTTGATATGGTTTGCTTTTCTAATTCTAAGTGGTAGTCTTTCAACAGGAACCAACTTCGATTCCCAATCTCTACCACTTGATATTATCTTAGTAAACATATGTGCAGGCTTACCTTGATACTTTCTAACTGACCTAAGACCGCTTTTAATTCTCATTCCTCTTCATCTCCTTTATTCCAATTTTGTATTCTTTCTAAGTCAAATTTTCTATAAATTTCCAATTGCTTAGGCTTATCTTGATGCCAATAACCATAGTGACCTTCGCCTCCTAATACAAATGCTTCAGTCATTTGTGAATGCCAAATAGAAACAGTTCTAATGTCTGTTCCACTAAAATAAGCGGAAC